CAGAGCATCCGACTGTTAATCGGACGGTCACTGGTTCAAGCCCAGTCGCAGGAGCTTAGGCGGAAACCCTTACGGGAGTAGGGTTTCCTGCGGAAACGGGGAGAGCCGCCAAGGGAGCTGAGGGCGGTTATTCTCTCCAATTCTCAGACAAACTCGCGGAACCATCACGAAAAAACCAAAAAAGGCACCACGACACGCCGATAAGGCGTTCAGTGGACGATTTGTGGGATGTTCGGCGGCGTTCGCCGTAAGGCCGCTGGCATATCACATGGGCGAGGGAGAACGCGGAGAGAATAGGAGAGAACGCGGACCGCGCACCGGCGTTTCACGCGTGTCAGAAGCGTACCGTCCTCCGACCGTTCGATGCCGACCGCACCGCACGCATGGCCGCGCCCGCGACCATCAGGGCAGGCCGATTCTCTCCCGGAAGCGGGGGAGAGAACGGAAAGGCGGCTACGGACAGGAAAGACCGCAGCGGACGTAGATCATGGACGTTCGACCGTGAACCCGACCATGGGAACGCCCTCATGATTCGTGCTATACAAAACCCAGTAAGGGGGTACGGTTGTCTCACTATGCGAGACTTCACGAACTCTACACAAATACCGTTGACACGGTGTCGAAAACACGCAAAAACATACCCCCTTTACGCGAATTAACACTCTCGTTACATGTTCGTAACATAAAAACCGCCATTTTCCAACGATTTCAAATTTGCGTGTTGCGGTCACACGTGACCGCAGCGTGACCGCAAATGACCGCAAGTGACCGCAACCCCCCGTAATGTCGAGAAAACGTTGGAACGACGCCGTTTTCAGCACATAAAACAGGCCAAAAAACGGCAAAAACACGGTAATACTAGTAAGTAAACCTACTCTTATGATATTAGAATTAAGTAAACCTATAAGAACTTGAATTAACCCAAGAGTTTACTTAACCTGCGAGAAAGAAAAAATGTTTTAATTACTCGCTTCGCTCGTAATTAACACATCAAAAAGAAAGTCCGCGTGCTAAAATCGCGTCAGAAGCCAGCCAAACGGCTTGACAAACCGCCAGCAGGCACTCCGCGACCGGTCGGCATCTCCCCGCCGCCCATCTCCCCAAACGCAACCACGAAGGACAATCCGCTCCCAATGCAATTCGAATCCGCCGAAGAACAAGAAGCGTTCCTCTCCAAAGCCAACCACCTCCACAAGTGGAGCGGCAAATACCAATACGAAAACCTTCTCCTCGACGTGCTCCAAAACGGCGTCCCATCCAACGACCGCACCGGCGTCGGCACCATCAGCCTGTTCGGCACGCGCATGGAGTTCGACCTATCCAAAGCCTTCCCCCTCATCACCAGCAAGAAGGTCTTCCTCAAAGGCGTCATCTACGAGCTTCTATGGTTCCTCAAAGGCGGCACCAACGTGCGTTGGCTACAGGAGCACGGAGTGCACATCTGGGATGAATGGGCGGACGAGAACGGCGATCTGGGACCCGTCTACGGATGCCAGTGGCGCAATTGGCCGACCGACCTAGGCGGCATCGACCAGATCGCCAACGCCATCGAGACCATCCGCGAAGACCCGCACTCCCGGCGCATCGTCGTCAACAGCTGGAACGTCGAATCCCTAAACCGGATGGCATTGCCGCCATGCCACTGCCTGTTCCAGTTCCATGTGCGCGGCGACAGGCTCGACTGCCAGCTGTACCAGCGTTCCTGCGACATGTTCCTCGGCGTGCCGTTCAACATCGCGGAATACGCGCTCCTGACCATGATGGTCGCCCAACAGACCGGCTACAAGCCAGGAAGATTCATCTGGACGGGCGGAGACACCCACATCTACAGGAACCACCTGAAACAGGTCGTGAAGCAGCTCGAACGCGAACCACGCCCGTACCCGCGTATGAGCATCGACAAGGCGTCCGGCATCGACGCGTACACGTATGACGACTTCCATCTCACCGACTACGACCCATGGCCCGCGATCAAGGCACCGGTAGCCGTCTGATACATAAAAAACGGGGACACCCTCATAGAAAGGATGTCCCCGTTTTTTCGTATGCGGTCACATCATGCTGTCCGACGACGCCACGATGAGCACGACCACTACACACAGGACGATGCCGAGGCCAAGGAAAATCCACGCGTTCGCCACATGGGTTGAATTACGCGAGTTGATGTACTTCAACGCCTGCTCCTTCACCTTGCGCTCCACCTCGTCCGCGTCATCCTCAGACTCGGCAACGCTCTTATATAATTCAGCCAACGGCTTCTGACTGCCACCGGCATCCTCCATGCGCTCCAACTCGTACTGCGTCTTCCAATCGATCACGCCGGACATGCGGATGCCGTTTCTCACGGCCATCTGCGTCAACAATACGAACACGGCGAAACCGACGAACACAGCCGCGATGGCGATAAGAAAACCCATGACGCTCTCCTTTGCTCTCCTGCAATATGTCTCAGCAGAGATTATCCCTCTAATTGACTGCTGATGAATCATGGGCGTTTCTCAAACAAGCCATCCTTGAGAATCTGCCGGTAATCCGCGAGAACCTGCATGGTCACGTCCAGCTCCGCCGCCATATGCCAGGTGTCGCCGTCCCACAGCTCTTCGGCCATGGCGAACTCGACCGGGCTTATCAGCATCAACGCCGTCTCGCGACGCGCCCTACGCTCGCACTTCACGCCGAACCGCGTGCCGCAGCCAAGATCACGGTACTTCGCGTGCACAAGCTCATGGCATAGGGTGCAGAGCCTCTGCCGGTCGTTCAACCAGTCGGCAAGCCATATCGTCCGCAGCCGGTCGCAGTACAGGCCGCAGGTAGTGCCTGGAATATCGGATTCCAAAACCTTCAACCCCATGGCTTCGGCCTGACGTTCCAAAACGTCGATGGTGATTCGAGACATTGTTCCCTTCGTATTATTAGGCGGCGGCATCCTGAGTGAATGCCGCCGCCATATTCATTGTTGTCGTCAGTCTTCCGGTGTTTCGGCTTCGAGCCTCGCGTTCGGATCGTCGTTCGCGGCCATGTCGAATTCTTCACGGTAGATGATCGGACTGTTCACCCAGTCGGCGTCAGCGTTTTCCTTGAGACGGCGTGCGAGTTCCTGAAGCAGCTCGTCATTCGAAGCGTCATGCAGTCTTGCGACGGTCTCTCCGTTAGCCATCTCGTCGGCTCTTATATATCCGAACTCAACCAGAGCCTCTACAGGATTTTCGTCATATGCTCTAGCGATGATGATTACCGACTCGGCGCTGAACTCGCATCCTTTGTTGTATTGACGCCAGAGGGTTGAGACGCTGAGTCCGGTCTTGTTGCTGATTTCATTGATCGCCGCATCATGCGTTAGCTGTGCGAAATATGTTTTCTTATCCATGTATTTCATTATGAAATAAAAAGTCTTTCATGTCAACACGCCGAAGCGGTGTTTCGACTTGAAAAATCTCTTTTCACTGTGGTATATTACTTTTCAGGTTGAAAAACAAAATGCTTCACAATGAAAGGAACAGTGCTGATGGCTGAATACAAAATGCAGTTCCGAGACGGCTTCCTAGACCGAACCAAACAAATGAGCGGCCTCAAAACAGACGAAGCCTTCGCCGGAGCAATAGGAGTCAGCGAAAGCGTCCTAGCCAGAGCCAAAAAAACAAACGAATGCACACCACTCATGCTCATAGGACTCTACAAAGCATTCGGCTTCCAACCCGGAGAAATCGCACAAATCAAACAAACCGCCTAACCACACCACACGACGCCAACGAGCAAAAGGACAACCAATGAAAATCACCACACCACACGGCATTCTCGAAGGCGACAACATCGAAGCCATCCTCAAAGAACATGGATATGACTGCCTGCATGATGCCGACCTGCGCTACGCCAACCTGTGCGGTGCCAACCTGCATGGTGCCAACCTGCATGGTGCCAACCTGTGCGGTGCCAACCTGCGCGGTGCCAACCTGCGCGGTGCCAACCTGCGCGATGCCAACCTGCGCTACGCCAACCTGTGCGGTGCCTACCTGAGCTGCGCCTACCTGTGCGGTGCCGACCTGAGCCACGCCAACCTGCGCTACGCCAACCTGAGCGATGCCTACCTGAGCTGCGCCTACCTGAGCCACGCCGACCTGAGCTACGCCAACCTGAGCGATGCCAACCTGCGCGGTGCCGACCTGCATGGTGCCAACCTGCATGATGCCAACCTGAGCGGTGCCAACCTGAGCCACGCCAACCTGAGCGATGCCAACCTGCGCGATGCCAACCATGTACAACTCAGCATCGCCAAAACCAGCATCCTTCCGGACGAAGGCGACATCATCGGCTGGAAAAAAGCATGGACAGACGACACAATGCCACCGAAATCAGTCATCGTAAAGCTCCTCATTCCGGCCGACGCGCAACGCTCCAACGGCACTGGGCGCAAATGCCGCGCCAGCACAGCGCGAGTGCTCGACCTGCAAGACAAGCAAGGCAACAGCCTCCCGTCAGACACCACGGCATACAGCGGACACGACACAGACTTCACCTACAAAAAAGGCGAAACCGTGCACGTCGAAGACTTCGACACCAACCGGTGGAACGAATGCGCTCCAGGCATCCACTTCTTCATCACCCGCATCGAAGCAGTCGAATACTAAGGAGGCTCCAAATGGGCAATGAAATCCAGCGATTCGATTTCAAGGGCGAATCATTACGCGCCCTGACCAACATGGCGGGGGAGCCTTGGTTCGTCGCCAAGGACGCATGTGACATCCTCGGCATTGACACAAATCATCTCCGCGAAGCTCTTGATGATGACGAAATCACAAACCTCCGTAATTCGGAGGTTTGGAATCAGCCGGGGCGTGCGCCTCTCATCATCTCTGAGCCTGGCTTGTACAAGCTCATCATGCGCTCGCGGAAGCCGGAGGCGAAGGAGTTCCAACGCTGGGTGACACACGAGGTGCTGCCGTCCATTCGCAAGCATGGCGCTTACATGACCCAGCAGACGTTGGACAAAGCGCTCACCAGCCCGGACTTCCTGATCCAGCTCGCCACCAAGTTGAAGGAGGAGCAGGAGAAGGTCAAGGAACTGGAGCCGAAAGCCAAGGCGTTGGATGACTTCACGAACATTCCCGATGCTCTGCTTGTCCGTGACGCGGCGAAACTCCTAAGCAACGATTCCAACATTCAGATCGGTGAGCATGAGCTGCGCCAATGGCTTGTGGATAACGGTTGGATTTACCGGCAGCCTAACCAGTCGTGGTGCGCGGCGTCAAGTCGCGTGAGGCAAGGCCATATGGTCATGGTGTCCTCCCGTTCCCACGGAATCCACAAGGATGGCACGCCATTCGCCTATCCGCCGACCCCGAAGCTGACACGCAAGGGATTGGCGCTTATCCACCAGCGGTTGTCCGAACAAAGTTTCGAGCGAGTGCTTGACGCGGAGGTGGCGGCATGACGTTGTTGAATCCTCCGGCGCCACCACAGGAGTTCGTTCTTGACACTGGCGGACACTGCGTGTTCCGCATCAACGAGCGGAAAGGCGCATCCATCGTCGAAAAGGACGGAAAAAAGACGAGCACATTGTATGCGATTCCAGAATCGAAACTGGCTGCGTTCATCCAATGGGCTTCCGACGTTCACGGTCAATCACGATAGGAGACAGTAATGGAAGACGATTACAAGACCCGCATGGTCGAGGAGTTCCACGAACTCAAAGACAGAATCGACAAGATCAACGACATCATCGAAAAATACAATAACGGCGAACGGGAGCACATCTCCGTAAGGGAAGCCTCCCTGATGATGGCTCAATCCTATATCATGCAGGATTACGCGCTGGTCCTCTTCGACCGTCTCACAGTAGTGGGCATCAACCCCGAATCCGACGACGTGGAACCGGAGGAGAAGCCACTGCCACCTGAACCGCAATCGCATGGATTCTTCATTCCACGCGACGGCTCGCCATACCTGATTCTCCATGACATGGACGACACATGGTCATACGTGAAGAACAAGCCGGGCGTCATGAGCAAAATCCACAATTGGACTGAACTTACCTACGGTGTCAACTTATTCAGTGGATACCTTAACTGGGAGCAGCTGGTCGAAGACTTCCAAGATTCAGCGTTCCCTCTCATCCCGTTGAACTTCTCAGGTATGCCGGTAATCGCCAAGGCGCTCGCCGACAACAACTGATTCTTCCCCATCCGCCTGCAACCCGGATGGGGACCCATAAGCTTCGCCAGCCACTCCGATAAACAATCAAACAGTGGAAAATTGAACGTTTATCGAATATCCACGTTCACCGGCTGGCAAAGATGGAACATCCCATGATGTTCCATGCCGTGGCGAAACACATCCAAACGAACCGTCACAAGCGTTTGCGTACACGCGCCGCCACGGCAATCGTCCAAGCCCACGCAGTGGGAACAGGAACCGTACCACAAGACCATCGCCAATCGAACCAGACACCACACCTTCTCCTGTACTCAAAGGTATCCGACGATGATCTCGAACGGCTCGCGGTCCGAATCCGCGCTTGGACGCCAGCGGCATGACGTCAACGCCACCCATCGGGACGAAGTTTTTCACTTGGTTTTCTCCGCCCCGCATCGGGAACGATGGTCGGCCAGACTGGTTCCCTCATTTTCCCAGTCGCCCCGCACACCCTTTTGCGAGCCAACCGTCCAGCGTCATGCCGCAACCCGCCTACACCAACCACCAATCCAAGGAAGGAGCACACACAAATTGACGGCACCCATCATCTTCGAAGACGGCATCCTCACCAAAGACGAGGCAATCGCCTTCACAAAAGTAGGAAAGAAAACATTCGAAGACCTGTACGGGTTCCTCGGATACCAATCCGGCCAAAACAAACTCTTCACAAAAAAGGAACTCCTACTCCGATTCTACGAAATCAAGGACCAAGCAAAGGAGACCAAACAATGACCACCAGACGACTAGTCACCCCGAAAGACATACGCGACAGACAATTCCGACCCTCATTCCCATTCACGGGATACGACGCCAACCAAGTTGACGACTTCCTGGACGACTGCGCACTCACCATCCACGCCCTCTGGAACGCAAACCGGAAACTCGCCACGGAAAACAGACGACTCCAACACGAGAACCAAACCCTCAAAACCGACGTGAGCTTCTACAAGCTCGCAGTAGACACCATCGAACACCAAACAAAGGAACAACAATGACCAACACCCCCGAATACGACTTCAGCAGCCTCCGCCCCGACGAACTCAACTCCACCATCGCCGGACTCACCGCACTGAACAAACGAAGCGCCGAAGCCCTCAAAGCCGCAAAGGAAGAATGGCGGCGCTCGCATGACGGCGGCGATGAGGAGCGCGCCGTGTTCGCCGGACTGGATGCGGGTGAAATCAGTCTCAGCAAAGGCACCGAAGGCCATTACGTGGTCGTTGACGAGCGTGCGTATGGCGCAATGCTGCATGACAGCAAGTTCCTCATCCCCGGTGGGAAAGCTGCGGCGGAGGACGTGTGGATGCCACGCCCCGAAGCGAAGTCGGAGGCATATCTGAAGGACATGATCGCGGACCATGACGGCGAACTCCCGCCCGGCGTCGAGTTCAAGCCGGGACGCGCCCAGACCGTCACGCTTCGCACCACGAGAGGATTCGTGGACAAGGCGTTCACCAGCGAGATAGCCCCGAAGATGTTCCAGATGCTCACTTCGACCAAGGAAGAGTAGCCATGTGCAAAAGCCTTACCATCACCAACGAGCAGGACACTTGGAGCCGCGCCCAGCTCGCGGCACTGTCCCAGCTTGGAGTGCAGAACGCGCAACAAGCCGACTTGGCAGTGTTCCTGCACCAATGCCAGCGTACCGGACTTGACCCTTTCAGTCGTCAAATCTACCTGATCGAACGCCGTCAGAAGCAAGGCAACGAATATGTTTCCAAGCAGACAATCCAAGTCGGCATTGACGGTTTCCGTCTCATCGCCCGCCGCGCGGCGGACAGGAACCATGAACTGTTCAGCGAACCGGAAACCCTCTGGTGCGGAGAGGATGGCGTCTGGCATGACGTGTGGATCGCCCAGACCCCTCCGGTCGCGGCGAAAGTCACCGTCCGTCGAGGGGAAGGCGAGTTCACCGGCGTGGCCCTCTACAGGGAATACGTCGGAACCCGCTACGACAAGAATCTCCACAGGCAGGTCCCCACCAGCATGTGGACCTCGAAACCGGTGACCATGATCGCGAAATGCGCGGAAGCCCTCGCATTACGCAAGGCGTTCCCACAGGATTTGAGCGGCCTGTACACGACCGACGAGATGCAGCAGACCAACAACGAGACCGAAGAGGAAATGGTCGAAGCCGAAGTGGTTGACGAGCAGCCACGCCAGAAGCCACGGCAATACGCTCCGCAGGTCCGTCAAGGCCAGCCGGAGCAGGCAGCGGCCCAGGCTCCACCCAAGGGCCTCGCAAGTCCAGACCAGTTGAAGGAAGTCACCGACATCCTCCGCGCCTGCCAGATCAAACCGGAAGATGCTGACGCGTTCATCCAGAAAATCCTCCACGACCAGACGGTCACGAGCGCAAGCCTCACGGCAGTGCAAGCCCAAACATTCATCAACGAATACCACAAGCACATGCAGCAGCAAGGAGCAGCACAATGAAATACAACCCGAAGAAACTCACCTACGGCGACGCGCTCAGAATCTCGACCGCCAACATGACCGTCACCGTCGAAGTCGGAGGCGTACTGCATGTCACCGGCAAGCTGAAGAAACTCACCTACGGCGACGCGCTCGCCTGTGACGATCCTGCGCTCCGTGATCTCATGGCATTGTCGCTCATCATCTCGGACAACGAGTATTTCGTCGTCCGTGACGACGATGGGGGAATCCTATGCCCGGCCATCAGATTCGACCGTGACCTGAACGTCACTTGGAACACGATCATCTCCATCGAAGAGAATCCCGACGATGGCGTGGAGCTGGACTTCTCCGAATTGAAGACGAAGCTCGTCAAGGACGAGACCCCCACCGCCGACGTGGACAAGCCAACCACCGACACCCAAGCGGAGGAGTGGGAGAAGCAGCTGCCCAAGGCCAACGGATTCTACAAGGCCGCGACCGGCAGCGTATGGCTCCACGCGGGTGACACTTGGACGCCCATCCTGAACCATCACGGCAACGTCCCGCCGAACGCCTTGCAGCAGACCACCGAGGCATTCGCCGTCAGCAGCGGACATTCGAAACGATTCCCGTTCGAACGCCTCAGCGAGAAGAAACTGCCTACCCGTCCGGGCTTCTACCGCAACAAGGACAAGACGAGCGTGTACTACCTCGACAGTTCCGGCGTGTGGAAGCTCATCGCCTACATGTGCCCCGATTTCGACTTGCAGCTGAAGGACCCGTGGGATTGTCCATCGGTACCAGTGTTGAGCGGCGAGGTCGTATCCGAGAAGAAAGTCCGAAACGACATGCCGCTCCACTACTACAAGCTCGGTCTTAAACAGCCGAAGGAAGACAAGGAAAACTCTTGAACATCACCAGACGAGCCGGATGCACGTGCGCGTACTGCGTGCGTCACAATCCAGTCAAGACCGGTCTCATCCCATACTGCCGTAAATGCGGCAAAAGCACTTGCGCCGCAGCGCGAAGCCACATGATTATGTGCAACGTCGAAGCGGCCAACAGACACAAGACGGCCGACGGTCTCAGAAACATGAAAGCCAAAGACCAGCAGGGATGGGTCGGACTCGAAACCCATCCACGACACGACAAGGAGAACATCAAATGACCACACCGACCATCATCCTCGTGGGACGAATCAGCAAAATCAAAAAGGACGGCACCCTGTTCAACGCCGGAACCACGAAGAACGGAAAGAACTATATCCAGTTCCGCATCCTCTGCTCCAACAGGGTCAAGAACCCGGACGGCTCATGGGGTTACGGCGCATCCTGCTCACGTACCTGCGAAGCATGGAACGATCTCGCCACGCACATCCAGAACAGCATCAAGGAAGGCGACGAGTACATCGTCATCGGCAACGAGTCCGATGATCGTTTCGAGGATTCGTCCGGTATCACCCACTACACGCAGAAGGTGAACGTCCGCGAGGCTGGACCAAGCCTGAAGTGGGGTACCGCGCAACTCGTCAACGCCAACCAGCAGGCCGGACCACGACAGGCGTCCACGACACCCGCCATGGCACCGCAGGCAGGCTCCGACCCGTGGGGCAGTAGCGGATTCGACGGATTCGGACAGCCCGCAGGAGAACCGGCGTTCTGATGTCACGCAATCGACAGTCGGCCAAAAAAGCCGGAACGGCAATGGAAACGGCGGTGGAACACTACCTGCAATGGGCGTTGGACGACCAGCGCATCATCCGCCGCCGTCTCCACGGCAGCAACGACCTAGGCGACATCGCCAACATCTTCTTCCATGGTCAACCCGTATGCGTCGAAGTCAAGAACACCAAACTCCTCAACGCCACGAAACATTACAACGAGGCGGTCGAGGAAGCCGGAAACCTTGACAGCCCATACCCGTGGGTCGTGCAGAAGAAGTCACGCGTCGGCCTATCCACGCTCGAACGAATCGGAAGGCAGCTCGCCTACACGGATTGGGACACATACAACACCATGTGCGCGTTGGCAGACAACGACAGGTACTTCACCCCACGAATCAGGACTGAGTTCCTAGGCAGACGCAAACAACTCGTGTGCGTCACATTGAAAAGTCTCGCACTCATCCTCAACGACGGACTGCCACTCGGACCGGAAGGATAATCATGATCGCGATAGTCGCCATATGCGCCATCGTCGTCAGCGTCATCGGATTCGTCATCATGCTCGGCTCCGTTGACCTCATCGACAGTAACAGGCCGTCAGGCGACTGGCTGTGGATATTGGGCATGATCCTAGTGGAGGGCGGTGCGATAACCATCCTCATCGACATCGGGATAGGACTCATGACATGACGGGAGAATCTGAAGTGAGAGACGGCTACACCCGACTCGACAACGGATTCTGGGCCGACGCGAGGATATGCAGACTCCGCGACGAAATGCCAAGAGCGGCGCTCATCTACGTCATGGCATTGAGCTGGTGCAGCTGCAACCTCACGGACGGAGACATCGACACCGACCAGCTGACGTACACGCTTGGCGCATCCGAACAGGAGATCGAAACCCTCATCGACATCGGCCTGTTCCAACAGACCATCACCGGCGTGCGCATCAACGAATACCAGTCGAACGGGAACCACACCAGAAAAGAACTCGCCGACCGGACGGCCCGCAACACGGCAAGCAAACGCCGAAGCCGCGCACGACAGGAATCCGACGACAAATATTCCGCCGATTTCGAAACCTTCTGGAAAGCGTATCCACGACACGTTGACAAGCGTCCAGCCTGGAAAGCATGGAAGAACGCCATCCAAGACACGGGCGCGGACACCATCATCAACAGCGCCCGAGCCTATGCCAGACAGGTCGAGATCGAAGGAACCGAACCCAAATACGTCAAATACGCGGCCACATGGCTCAACGCGGCGGGGTGGGAAAACGAATACGACATCCGACCAACCCTCACCCTCCGCACCAATCCGACCATGATGAGCCGCAACGAATCGAACCGCATGGCGAACCTCAACAGGGCATGGCAATACATGAGCGACGAGGAACGCCAACGGGCGATGGGAGGAACAGGATGATAACCAAAGGAGAGGCCGCGATGCTGCTGACCACGATCAACGCGCATCACGGCAACGCCCAATGGGACGACCTGCAATTGGACGAGTTCTACCGCGAACTCGACAAACGCAACAACATCCAAGACATGCGGACGGCGGTCGTGAGATTCTATGCGACCAAATCAGACAAGTGGATGCGTGCCGCCGACATCAACATCCTCTGCAAGAAAATCCGCGCAAGCCGGATTCCCGACGAGAACACCATCCAGCAGCTCGCCGCCAAGCATCACGTCACGGCGGACGACTATTGGGAGTTTAAACGTCGCGTCGTCTTCGGCACCGCGCGGGAAGCCCAAGAGTTGGGCGAAGCAGTCAGCAAAGCCCTCGAACAGGCCGACCGTCCGCAAATCGCATCCAAACCCATCACACGCCAGCCAACCGTGGATGACGATCTGGGAGACCTGTTCAAAACACCATGAGCAAATGGAAGGAAACCAACAAGTACGGCATCCGTGAAAGCAAAGCCGCCTACCGGCATTACACGCGGCGGATGGACAAGGAAGCCGAAATCCTCAAGGAACTCGAACCCAATCCGCCAACGCATGTGGACCTGACTGGATTCGAAGACTACATCCAACGATTACGAGAACCGAAGGAGCCAACAATGGATGACAATTTTCTCATCTGGTTCGATGTTGAAACCAGCGGACTCGACCCAATGTCCGACAATCTACTGGAAGTCGAAGCCAGAATCACCGACATGAAGGGCCTTCAGGTGCCATTCAACGACGACCCCCTGATATTCCATAGGGTCATCCGTTTCGATGACAACACGCCAATCCGCGCGTTCAACAGCACGACCATCGACATGCATTCCAGAAACGGACTCATCGGCGAATGCATGAACGCGGAAGACACGCTCAAAAACGTGGACAAGCAGATGGCCGTCTGGCTCATCGACACGGGCCTCGACCCCGGTCTCATGCATCCAGCCGGAACCAACGTCCACTTCGATATCCGATGGCTCGACGTGAACATGCCCAACACGAGCGGCATCCTCCACAAGCTCAGCCACCGGCGACTCGACCTCACCAGCTTCCGCCTCTTGCAGCTCGCCCACGGCGGCGACCCATACGATCGCGGCCACGAAACCACGCATCGCACAACCGACTGCCTCAACCGAGACATCTCCGAATACAAAACCATCATCAACCAGCAAGGACAGTGAAATGACCCTAGAAACCCTCGAAATCCAACCGCTCACCACAAACGCCACAGTCACCCGCGCCCACGACGCGGACGCCGGACTCGACCTACACTGCATCGAAGACTTCCACATCGACGGACTAGACCGCATCACGGTGGGAACCGGCATCGCGATCAACCTGCCCGAAGGCTACATGGCACGAGTCTGCCCACGTTCCGGCCTTGCCAGGAATTACGGCATCGACATCCTCGGCGGCATCATCGACGCCGGATACCGTGGCGAGATCAAAGTCATCCTGCATAACACATCCACCAGCCGCATCAACTTCCGTTGCGGCGACCGTATCGCGCAACTCGTCATCACGCCGGTGGAAACCCCCAGAATCCGCAAGGTCGTCAACTTTACCGACACGACGGAACGTGGAGGAAACGGATTCGGCTCGACCGGACGATGAACGACGGGAACCAGTCATGAAACGAAACATCTACAACATCCACGGACAACGATTGCGAGACACACAAGCGTCAATGCTTGTCCGCATCGTCGAAACGCATCGAATGCCATCATCCGCGGCCTATGCGAAACCGTGGGCCACGTTGGGTTCCCTCATCGACAGGCGTCTCATCATCCCCCTCGCGGACGGCACCTACAAGCCGACCAAGCAAGGCATCGAGACCGCCGACGCGATCAGACGATTGGACAGGGGAGAGCCAATACGACGGACAAACATCGCGGAACGTGGCATCAACAGGAACTTCAACAAGTATTGGGACGACTACTACTCGCATCCACTCACATACGAATACCACCCCACATTGGAAACAATCTGCGAAAGGAGCCGATGATGTGGACACTCAGTCCGAAACAGCAGGAAATGCTCGCTGACGTGAGCAATATGCAGGGCCAATATCAGGCCGTCGATAACCAGACAAGCAGGGCACTGCTTCGTAATAAGTTCATCCGTCAAGTGAATGACCGATTCGAGACGACCAAGGAAGGAGAACGACTGCACATGAAAATCGTGCATCAGGCGTTCGAGAAGGCAAGGATGGCGTTAAATGACTGACAATATCAATCCATCGCATTACAAGGATGGCCCGTTCGAATGCATCGAACTATCCCGCCTGCTGTCAAGCGACTGGGGGCAAGCCGTCCAATACTGCTTCAGGTGGCAGCACAAGAACGGTGTCGAAGACCTGAAAAAAGCCTTGTGGTTCGTTAACGACGCGCTCGTGCATGGAATTCCGATTTACGCCGTAAGTGACTGGGCGGACCTCGCTAGTGCATTGTTCCACACTCTCGCCAGAGAGGATTGGGCTGGTCTTAAGAGTGTTTGGGACGCATTCACTGTCTGGCATAGAGGGGATATTCCGGGACTCTTAAAAGACAAGATCAATGAAATCGAAAAGGAAGGCAAGTAATCATGGAACATATCGTGCAGTTCGCCATCGGCATTGACGACAAGGCCATCCAGAACCGCATCGAGGAATACGCCTACAAGGACGTGCTCGACAAGATCGTCAAAGAAACCATGGACACTGTTTTCGCGCACACCAACGCGTATTCGCGGGAAAACATGTGTAAGACCATGATGGAGGAAGCTTTGCAAAGCTTCCTCGAAGAACGCAAGGACGAGATCATCGACAAGGCCGCGAACATGCTCGCCGACCGGTTCCAACGGACGAAGAAATATCGGGAAGCCATGGGTGCCGTCATCGCAAAGGATGGTGAGTGATGAACCGGGACCGGGTAATCATCGTCGCGATCATCTGCATGACGATTATCTTCATCGCGTCCACCGTATCGCCAGCCGGTTCCAGCGGGAAAACCGGCGCGGGATTCCAGATGGAAACCGTCAAGACCGGTGACGTGACATGGGCGTGTTTGAAGCATGGCGGCGAATACATCGGCTGTAGCACGGTGGAGACGGTCAAATGAGTGTTTTCACAGGCAAGACCGGCTACATCGTCTGGCCGCAAGGCGATACGGGAGTTCACACATGCCGCGTGTACGAGTCTCTGGATGAAGCTGTGGGCGCGGCACGTTCCAAAGCCGACTTCCACCACAGGCCGTATGAGGTGCGTACCGCGTACGAGAGTCCGGCAAGAACCATCAGAACAATCAACCCAAGGAGGCACCAATGAGCGACAGAGTGAAAGTCGGCACGAGCAAGGTCACGTTCCGTGTGCGCGCGTTCGACTATCCGCAGATCGAACTCGCATCCGTCGAAGTGGATGTGCCGATGTACACGAAGACGGACAACAAGCTCGACAACATGCAGCAGGGACATGTCACGGCGGACGTGCCGGACGGTTTCAACGAGAAGGTCAAAGACGCATTGCATGTGTTCGCGGACACTCTACAGGCATCGTTCAACGAAGAAGGAGAGTGAAATGTTGAGAAGCATTGATTTCAAAACAATGCCTTACCTATTCACTGACAAGGCTGGCACTTGTCTGACCGTGGAGTTCGACGGGAGGGAACTGGATGACATCTACAAGCAGGTGAAAGCCATGTACGATCTGGAGCATCCGTCTGATGACATGCCCACGGAAGTACCGAATCAAAGCGAGGATGCGAAAAAATGAAATGGAAACTGGATTGGTCGGACATTGCCGACAACCTGCTGATCGGACTGATGGTGGTGGCCGCGGCTGCAATATTCATTGTCTTCTGCGTTTGCACATGGAAAGACGTGACAACCGAAAGAAGCATCATCATGCGCGACGGAAATCAATCATACGCCTGCGAGATCAACGACATAAGCCCAACACCATACGACTGCAAGCCAATCGAGGACACGGAGGAATAATCATGTGGTTCAAACGCAAACACAACGAATATGGGTGTCCAATGTGCGGCAGACTACCAGTAATCAAGGCATGGCAAACGGAAAAATACCACGAGAGCCGCAAAGTAAGGACAACACTCACAGTCTATCGGCTCCAATGTTCACGTGGACATATCTCTACCAGCTGGTTCAGCCACGCCGCACTCGCAAGCAGGCAGTGGAAAGAACTCGTGGACGAGTACAAGGGGAAGGATACGAAATGAGCGCGTATCAGCTTGTTCTTGACCCCGCCTGCGGCGGCCGAATGTTCTGGTTTGACAAATCGGATGATCGGGTGCTTTTTGGTGATGTGCGTGATGAGAGCTGGGAATTGTGCGATGGGCGTAGGTTCGATGTCAAGCCGGACATGCTGATGGACTATCGCGACCTGCCGTTCCCTGATGAAACGTTCCGCATGGTCGTGCTCGACCCGCCCCACCTGCGCAATGCGGGCGATACGAGCTACATGGTGCGGAAGTACGGTTGCCTCGACCAAGAGACGTGGAAAGCTGACCTCAAGACCATGTTCAGCGAGTGCTTCCGCGTCCTGAAAGAGCATGGAGTGTTGATTTTCAAATGGAATGAGACGCAGATACCCGTATCGCAGATTCTCAAGCTCACAGCGCACAAGCCGCTCTTCGGCAACAAGCAGCCGAACCGCACGGGAACACACTGGATTGTCTTCATGAAGGAGGACGCGAAATGAATAAACGGTACAAGGTTTGCCCACTTTTTTGGAGTGATTACGGCGATGAGCGCACCTTGATGAATATGGGTGTGTTTGAAGAGTTGCTGAACGAGGGTTGGAAGATTCTGCGGGTGGATATCATGCCACCAACGGAATTGCGTGATACCGCCGTCACCGCGACGAACGTCTACATCCTTGAGAGGGAGGCTAATGATGATTAGTCAATACGACAAGGACATGTGTTGCCTGTATATCGCTGAGGGGATGAACTACATCTGGCAACAACGAGAGAACCAAGAGCTTTCCCGAATACTTGAATCATTGGCCGATAGGAAGCTCATGAAGCGTGTCCATGGCGGGTATGCGATCACACTCAAGGGCCTGTTGGCAGTCAAGGTGTGGAGACTTCACCTGTTCCTGTTCCATCACGGTGAATACAAGTACTTCAGGAGGAAGAAATGAGCAGGGCTGAGACCACCGCCATGCTGTCCAAGCTGGTGGAGAAGAGGTTGAGGAATCAGACCGCTTTTTGGGCGAGCGAGGTCAATTTCGACCGTAACACGCCCGACGAAAGGCGCGTGGACTACGTGGGCTTCAAGCCCTGGAACATCAACGGTGAGCCGGTGCCCGCAAGCGTCGAGAAAGGCTGCTTCGAGTTCTACGAGGTCAAGTCATGCATGGCTGACTTCACTAGCGGCAACGGACTGACGTTCTACGGCGATCAGAACTATCTGGTCTGCACGAAGGAACTGTGTGACGAGATCGTATGGCAGAAGATGGTGCCGCCGCGAGTGAACGCGATTCTGACACCGGATTCGACCGGCTCGAAACTGATTCTCGACTATGTGCAGTCCTACAACGACCTGTCATACAGGAGGCGTCCGGCAAGCGAAATCCTGTGGGCCATGGTCAAAGCTAACGGAAAGAGGACTAATTGAGCATCATGCTTGACGAGGCCAACGCTTACGAGCGTGGCATGGATGATGATTTGACTTTTCAGACGGTTCGTGAGCTTGCCGGTACAGCGTACATGGCCGGACGTTCCGCTCCACCAACCGACGCCGAGGTGGAGGCCGTGGCGAAACGGCTCTGCTGGAACAGCTGCGAATGGGATGGCATCGAAAGCGACTATGTGGCGAAGGACGAAGACGATGCATGGGATTACGCCGGCGAAATCCTCGGCATGCGCGAATGCTACGCCGCACAGGCCAGAGATCTGCTCGAAATCGCACGGAAGGCGGTAAACGAATGAGCAAAGACATGGAGAAGATCATGTACATAATCAAGAAAGCGTCCTACGCGTTCAACGTGATAGCGATGCTCGCAATCATCATCATACAAATCACCGACAACGTGAACCCTATATCCATAGCGATACTCTCGTTCCTCTTCGGAGCATATGTGATGATCGTGTTCGTCATACTGTACGACGAACACTTGGAGAAGGAATACGAGTGAGCCTACGGAAACAGGTCCTCCACTACGCGGACCTCGACTACGACGCGGACGAGATAAGCCACCTACTGCACGTGGACAGGAGACTCGTACTCCAAATCGAAGCCCACCGCAACGACCCCGAACCAACCACACCAACGGAAGGCGAACAGCCAACGCTAATCTGACACACACACTATACTAGACATGTCGCCCAACGGTTGCAAACAAAGGGTTGAGGCAACAAGACCAAACACACTCAAAACGCAACCAAGGAGCCAACACTTGACGCAAACCACATGCGCGACATGCTGGAAAACAACCGACGACAAGCATATCCTCTGCACATCCTGCGAAAACAAACTCCAATTCGATCTGCAATGGTTCGAAAACCACCTGCAAGACCTCGAATGGCGCACAAACCGCATGGACAAGACAGGCAACGGCGGAGGTGGCAGTCATAACGGACTCGCCACCTCCCCGGCACCATTACGCGAAACCGCGTTCGAACTCATCGAAGGTAACGGCATGGACGACATTCCAAGCCTCCGTGACATCATCAACGAATACGCGCGATGCCTGAACGTGACCGCCCCATACGACCGGAAACTCGAAACACTCATCCGCAACATCCGGCTCACCGACAAGTGGAAGACCAGCAAGGCAACACCAACCTACGCGCGAATCATCCACCGTATCCGACGCAAGGCTCAGGAACTCCTCGACTTCACCCTCGAAGACCAGATCATCATAGGCGAATGCCCGACCGATGACTGCCACCGCATCGTGAAAGTCATTCCAAACGCCGCGTTCGCGCCGAAATGCCCCGACTGCGGTCAAGTGTATCCGGTCTCCGCCATCCGTGAGAACAGGCGACGCAAACTCCTCGCCACGCACATCACCGGCACGCAGACCGAAATCCGCAGACTGCTCCTGCAATGCGGCATCATCGTCAAACCCGGCACCATGCGCAGCTGGGTCAGCAGGGGAGACCTGAAACCCGTCACGCCGGTAAAAGACACGCGCAAGCAACGCTACCGGCTGTCCGACGTGTACAGGCTCGCCGTCAGAAACCCCGAAAAGGAAACGAACATTTGGATGCTCCTACAGGAGGAACAAGCTTGAACATCGACCTCTCCAATCCGCCATACGCGGTCAAACTCAACGAACTCGGATTCGCATACTCGTACACCGACCGTGAGAAAGGCGTCATCGTCTACACTCATGCCGAACCCAGACTGGTCGGCTCTCCATGGATTAACTGTTGGGATGACATGGAATGCATCATCGACTTCGAGGATGCGAACTGCATGAAACCATCTTCATTCACGTTCAAGAACCTTCGCAACGGCGTCAGCAAAACCATTATGGCAAGCAACCTCGCCACCGTGGAAGAGGTTACGCGTTGACCACCATCACCATCACCGACGACAATGGTCGTTCGACCACCTACCGGGTGGATGGCGAGATCAAACATTGTGTAGACCAATTCCATTCGCATGGCATGTTCGGCATCAACCTCACCGACCGCCGCCGACTCCACACACTCCAATTCACCACAGGTAAGGATGAAGCATGAAAGTCTACGTCGTCACTGCGAACGTTATGGACAGGGACGAATACAGGGATTACACGCTCAAACCGGTAGATAGGTGGTACCCGTATTTCACCATGAGGGAGAGAGTGGCTGACCAATACGGCGAGTACGTGAGCATCATGGGCGTTTATTCCACATTCGAGCAGGCGGAACATCGTTGGGATGAACTCGACCGTGAAGGCTTCGACGTTCTCCCGATCATTGAATGCGTTGTGGACGCGAACTGCTGGGAATACATAGGAGGCTACGCGGAATGAAGATTGTCAATCCGAAAACCGGGCACAAGATTGTTTTTTAGTTTAAGTGTTTGAAGAATCGAGGGGTATGATGTCTGATGGGATTAAAATTTTTTCACTTGAGACTATCTCTGGTGATTCTTTATTGAATGCATATCTGGATGTTTTTACGCGGTTTTATCCAGATTTTGATGAATGGTTTATGCGAAAAGTGGTACCTAATTTGGGTGTCACTCGTGAGATTTTTCTGGCAAAAATTGGAAAAGATATAGCGGGAATTTGTATAATTAAAAATTGCGAACAGGAAAAGAAGATTTGTTCTTTGCGTGTTTTTGAGCCATACCGTGGACAAGGTGTCGGTACGGCTTTAGTTAAACATGCGTTGGATGTTCTGAAGGATGATTATCCTCTCGTGACTGTGCCAGAGGAGTCTCTAACGCAGTATAAGCCTTTCTTTCGAAAGTTTAAATTTCAATTAAAAGATTCATATGATGGCTATTATCGCCTTGGTAAAAAAGAATATGCCTTTAATGGCTTTTTATAGGGGGAAGGAAGAATGAGCAAGATCAATATGACGGAAAACACCACCAGTAAATCAACGAACGAACTGTTTATGCGCGTGTTGCAAGTCGAATCACCGGAACTGTTCGACGGAAGCGACGATCAGCCGGTACGAGTAGTCGGCTACGATTATTCGCCATTCTGCGAAGCAGTCTGCGAAACCTGTGGCGATGACCCCGAAATGCTGACCATCGCATTCGAGACGAAAAGCGGCGAACGTTACAGCGAATACTACGACTATTTTGGACTGCCGAACATTTTGGAAGCATTGGGTAAATGGGATAAGCAGTATGGGATGGATAATGAAATAGGGCGGTGTTAAGGATGAAGTGGTTCACTAGTGACTTGCATTTCGCGCATCCGTTCGTGGCCGCGCTGCGCGGATACGCGCTACCCGGATACGCTAAGGATGCATCGATCAAACAACAAGCCGAACATGAGCATAAGCCGCTCAAGAACTGTGTTGACTGGCGGAAGCATGATGCCGACATCATCCGAAGCATCAACACGTATGTTGGCGAGGAAGACGAACTCTACATTCTGGGAGACATCAGTTCCGGCAGCACGTGGAGCGTAGACCAAGCGATAATGCGCATCCAAAACCTGCATGTACCACGCAAGAACAGGCATCTGATTCTCGGCAACCACGAACTGCACAGCTCCACCCGCACGCTGGAAAAGTTGGCAAGCGTGTTCGTGGAAGTCGGAATGGTCGGCATCACCGAAATCAGAGACGCGTGGGGCAACAATCCACACACGGTATTTTTAAGCCACTACCAATGGCGTGAAGACTTCACGCAAAGCAAACCCCTAGGCGCAGTCTCAACCAATTGGAACGCGCCGGAATTAGCCAAATACGCGATACCACGCATGAACAACACTCTGCTCCTGCACGGACATACGCACGCGCATGACCCGCTAGAGTTCGGCAGACATCACAATGAGATCAACATCGGATTGGACGCATGGCATTTCGAGCCAGTCAACGAAGCCGAATTGGCGGACAATTGGCTACACGCTGCGTTAAGCGCGTCTGAGTAGTCTACAATGGCACATGAATGGGGGTGGATTCAAACCACCCCCACTACTTTTCAGTAAATAGCACCGTTGGATTCCAGATCAACCATTATTCAAGAATCCCTGCAATCCATCACCAGCCCTGCCATCCAGACCACGGCGCGCCATATCGTAATAGTCGAGCATCCGCGGACTGCTCCACCCGCCTGCGGCCATGATATCCCTGTCCGGCACGCCCGCGTCACGGGAGAGCGTGCAAAACGTTCGCCGCAATGAATGCGGCGAAATATCCGGCACGCCAACACGCAATGCCACGGACGATACGATGCCCACGGCGGTCTGCTGTCGCAGACGCGCGCCGGAATCCTCACGGAACACCGCACCACGCCTACGTCCGCCAACGAGTCGTGCGAGAGCCTTGGACGCATCGGAGGGAATGGCCACACGCTGGGACCAGTCGCCCTTGCGGTCGAACCGCACCCACGGACGCCCGTCATCCAGATGACAGTCTTCGACATCCAATCCGAGCGCCTCGCTAACCCTCGCACCGGTCAACAGCAGCAGACTGCACAGGGCATCCGTCCGCGCGTCCATACCTCGCGCTTCGTCCAGAAAAAGCCTAGCCTGCTCGCGGGTGAGGTACGTGCCGTCCGAATGACCGTACATTTTCGGCCTGCGCACATGCTCGCCCGGATCGCAGTCGATGTATCCCTCCTCGCAGAGGTAGCGGTAGAGGCAGCATACGACGCTCAGAGTCTTGTACACCGTGCTTTTCGCTGCTGGCCGCATGTCGCCGTCATAGGCGGCGAACACCTCGATATGGGTGCGCTTCGCCCGCAGCATGTCGATGCCATTATCCGCACACCAGCGGAGCCATTGTGATACGACGCTCCGATACCCCGCCCTTGTGCTCGGCGTCAGGCCGGCGAGAAAACCGGCGATCATGTCGCTCACCGTTTCCATATGCGCACCGTCTCCTTGCAGATCAAAGGCTTGTCGGCCGGACCCTTGACAAACGGTGGTATCCACTGGCGTCGGCGGAGCGAATGATTCGGCCCATACGCCTGATCGCGCCAGAAACCACGCACGATGAAACGATGCGAATACTCACGCCGCACCCGCTCGTCATCATCGGCGCTTCCACCCGGACGATGCAGGTTCTCACGCAGCACCAGCATCTTGACTTTGCGTATTTCCGGGTCGAAACGCTGCGGCAGCGGATGCGCCATATCGGGTTTCGCCGGTTTTGCCTCGCAGATATGCGGTTCCGCGCTCAACGCCCACACCGCGTGCAGCAGGCCGCAGAGCCACTGGAAGCTCCCGTCGTTCTCACGGACGACGGGAGGGGCGAGCGGGACGATGGGGAGGCCGAATGAATCGGCGTGCATCTCCTTAATCCCCACGGGATTGTCGGTGAACACCGATATCTTGACGCTCTCGCGCCCCGCATCCTGCCATAGGATCGCGGCTACGCGAGTTTCGCCGAACCCGTCGTTATCGAGGTGGAATGAGATGTGCTGCACGTCGCCCTCGAAAAATATCATCCCGCATTGCGCCGGCGGATCGGGTTCCGGAAAATCTCCGGCCTGCACGGTGTCCTCGGCCAGACGCGTCATATCTCGGCTGACCCACCACAATTGCGCGGTTCTGATCTGATCGGTCATGCTCCAGGCGTTGGCCATCATGGCCTCGTATTGAGTTTGCGAGCCGAGTTTCCTAAGCCTGTATTGGGCGAAGTCGGCGAGTTTGTCGCGGATGAGCGGAAGGTGTGATGGGATGAGGCGAAGTCGCTTGTTTTTTCCGCGCGTCATGTCAGGCCTCGACTAGCGTGTAACGGTCTCCGGTCTTCTCGTCGAAGTCGCCGAGCTTAAAACCATATTCCGCAAGCTTCGCGTTTGCCGCGGCCTCCCATTCTTCTTCGTCTGCGCCGTACACGTCTTCGATTTTGTCGGCGTCGTGGTCGAGGTCTCCGTCTTCCGGGTCGGTATACCACTGGTAGTCGAAACCCCTCCAGATGCCCTTGCCGGTATTCGCGTCGGCAAGGAGGAGGACGTCAAATGCGTCACTCTGGTAGATTGCGATTGGTTTGATGGAGATGTTCTCGTTGGTGTTGATGTCGATTGCGGTGGTCATTTTGGTTTAAACCCCTTAAAAAGAAAAACGTTGAAAACAAAGGGCGCGGCACAATCGCCACGCCCTGGAATTAAACAAACAGACTGAATGAATCAGACACCCGCACGCCTATGCGCAGCGGCCTCAGCCTTGAAGAACGCCGCGAAAGCGTCGCCAATGGACGAATAAAACACGCCATCAACACGCCAGCCGTCATAACCGTCGAAAAGATCGGCAAGCTCAGCGCGCATAAGCGGCAACGCCTCACGACGCGACACCACGCTACGATGCCAATTATTGTCGAAATGATCCGCAGCAACCCAAGCGTCGCGTTCCTTACGCGAGTCAAAAGACAACAGGCTACAATACGGCTCACCCTCAAAATTGGTAACGCCGATACCAAACTGCCAATACCCGGCATAAAAATGGATACTCATAACACACACTCCATTCCAGCCCCCTTGTTAAAATGAGAGGGCTTATAAATCGGTTTGTTTTAAGCGAAACCCCAAGAGTGATGCAACACTCTTGGGGTATTTTCATCAGACGGGGAACCCCGCCAAACACGTTCGAATAAACAAAATCCCGGCAGCAAAAGCAACCGGGATTCATAGACGCGGCCTACGCGCCCAACGGCACGGCCTCCTCACGCGCGGTATCAGGTGCGACGTCTATATCACCGTCACCCCACAACACCGTACCGAGACCAGCACGCGCAGTAGCGAACACCGCAGGATCATTCAACCCAGCGAACGCCGGATAGCCAAAATACTTAGCCATATCCAAGACGCCGCTATAACCATCGCTGAACCTGACTGCCACACGGTGGCCGTCAAGCGGTACCGCGTCAGTCACCAAAACAACACCGTCACACATGAATAAACCTCCTTACCTAAGCGGCTCGATGTGTCCGGGTTGCACATGGGCCTCCACACACTTCCAATTGGACTCTAGATCCTCACGGTGTATTTCAGCCCACGCCAATACCAAACGTTCCTGTTTCCTAGGCAAACCGCCCTTAATCAAATCGCCATCAAACGAGTACTTAGCCCAATGGCCATTATATTCCGCGTGAAAATGCTTCACGGGGCCATGGTCATTGGCATACATGTAAATGACGATGCCGAAAAACCTGCTTATTCCCGGCAACTATGCCACCTCCTTACTTTCGCGCCGATACTATCGGCTGAACATTATCTTCTGCGGGTCACTTAGAATCCGCAGAAGATTCAGAATCAGAATCATCTTCCAAAAGTTTGCGGGGATTAGCGACACGCAAGGCCGAACAGAATTTAAGCGCATTACCAAGTGTCATATTGGAAACGTCATTAGTGCCACTTTCATACGCTGCTATGCGAGGTCGGGACATTCCGACTTTGTCAGCCAGCTGTTGTTGTGTCATGCCGCGTTTCAGTCTGAGTTCCCTCATGCCCATGTCAGTATCCTTCCGTAAGAAAATCCACAGGGTCGCATTGCAACGCCTCAGACAATCGTAACGCCGTCCGCAAATACATTTGCGAAACAGGACGACCATTCGTCTCAAAACGGGAGATGGATGGACGTGCGATGCCGCTCAATCCGGCCAGCTCCACCTGCGTTAACTTGCGTGCCTTGCGAATGTTCTTCAATCCGACGACGCCAGCGGACACGCCGCCACGCCACACATGCTCATCTGGATACAGGTCCAACACGTTGCAATGCAACGCCTGCGCCAGCTTCGCAGCCGTACCCAAATACATGTTCCGCGCCTCGTCCGCATGGTTCTCATACACCCACAGGCGCGTGAAATCCACGCCGGTCAACGCATCCAACTGCTGCAACGTCAAACCGCTACGCTCGCGCAAATCACGCAACCCCATGATGGCTCCTTCCAGACTTAAGGACACCATATCATCGGCGGCGAAGCAACGCCGCCGACACTCAGTCAACCCAATCCGTATCCCAGTCCAACATGTCCATTGGAATCATGCAGCCACCGGAACACTGGACGTACAGCCAGGTCGAATAGCCCATGCGAGCTGCCCTTACGCCACGGAACCATTCGCCAAGCCACTCGCACAGGAGCGACGGCAGCGAACGACGACGCCAGAACGACCTGCCGGACGCATAATCGAACCCATCGTATTCGGCGATAGGGGAGAAGAAGCCATGTTTGCTCACTGTTTTTCCTCCTTGGTCCAAGGGATAATCTGATGCAACAGGTACGCCGCCGTCGTCAACTGGTCGTAGGCGGCCAGCACGTAAGCCGAATCAGGAGCCTTCCCGGACTCCAATCCAGACAGCAGACGGACAGCCTCAACGGCCCTGTTCGCCGCGTTCGCGCACACGTCGGAATCATGGGCGTCCATCACACATGCCCCTCATCGTCGGCCTCCGTGTAGAACACGAAGTCAATGTCGTAATCAGAGGAAGCGTCGTATTGCTCACCGATTTCAATGGGAGTCAGCCCGCCCAATACTTCCGTGGTGAAATTCCAATAGTCATCGGAATGCGCATTGTCGTGCAGAAAGAACACCCACTCGCACCATTCGGGAAACGCGGACCAGAACTTCCGCCAATCCTCATAAGGCACGTAGTCGCCGAAATCATCGATACGGTAGACACCCTCGCAAGGTTCGAAACTCTTCTTGATGAAATGGCTCAAACCGGTGTTCGCCATGACTTCGATGTCATTCACGACAGCCTCGCCAATCGGCTCATCCAACGGCATTGCCTTCAACTCATCAACGGTAATCAACATTCTTTCCTTTCGCTCAGCAGCAGAACTCGTCAGTGAGTTCCACCAGTCTTTTCAACGACGTCCGCATGAGACGCGAACGACAGCCGACACCGGCCAGTTCCAGCCGGTTCACCATCGCCACGCGCACGGCCTCTCCGCTACCGACAGTGCAACGCGTCAGAAACCGGCCATCGGCACGCAGAACCGCATCCCGATACGCCTCCGCATCGGCCTGAGACCTGTGACGGCGCACGCGGATTGCGCCACCCACATATTCGACGGTCCACAACGCGGCCATGTCAGTCAGCCTCCCCAAGACGGTTGAACATCTTGTCATACGCCTTGCGCACAGCCGACAGGCCATTGCGGTACGCGGACATGCGATTCTCAGAAGTCGAAGACACAGCCAGGTCATGCTGCCAGCTAGCCGGAAACGCGATATGCTCCAACGTCCCGTCCACATCCGTCTGACGAACCTCGACATGCTGCGGGAACATGGCGTCGAACACCAGCACGCACAGCTCGAACGCCAGCCGCGTGTCCGCGTCGGCGACATAACGGAAATCATTCTCGGCCAGCCGCCGCGCCTCATCGACGTCGAACGGCAGCGTGGCATACAATGCGACGAACCGTCCGACCGTCTCGTCATCCAGACCGCCGTCAAGCGAATAGCCAGCCTCAAGCGTCGCCAGATTACGCAGCAGCTCATACGAGTCGATACCGTCGAACGTCTCATGCTCAACGATTTCATCCGCGTTGAACCAAGTGATTTCCTTATAAATGCAATCGTCGAATTTCATGGTATAATCTCCTTTGCAATTAGAGGTGAATATTGATTGCATGGCCGGTCGCAGTCCTACCTGAGACCGGCACTTTCACATTTCCCTTGTGCCGCCCCACGACAGCACCTTGCCGCCGTCAACCAGCACGTAAGACTCGCCCATGCGATTGCCAACGGACGCGGCACGCCACTCGCATATGCGCTCATAGCCGCCAGCCGTACTACCGTCTTCCATGCCGCACTGGGGGATATCCGACAACGACGTGTAGCCAGCCAAGTCGGCCGTCGCATACGTCTCACGCCACCAATTCCATTGCTGTTCAGGCGTCCCATGAGGGTCAGCCACCGGCACGGAATTGCACACCGGCGAACACGCCACGGCGAACGCCGCCACACCTACGGCCAGCAGTCCAGCCAGCTTCACACACTTACGCATTCCGCTTACCTCCCTTAGCGGTCTCGATATAACCAGGAAGCTTTTCCACGTCGAAATACATGTCGCCAGAAACCGGGTCGGCATCATCCCGCCACGCCTCAAACACGGCATCACGGTCAGCGCCACCCAACATGACGTCAGACACCTCGCCATCGAAGTAATCCCGCAGCCACGCGGCCTCACGCCGCTCGTAATCGGATTCATCCAACACCGGGCAGTAGCGCCCGTCCTTGGTAATCATGTCTATCGCATATTGGACGACGGCCTGATCCGACAGTCCGCCATACCCGTCCGTCAACTCAATCGCATAGCCGACACCGCAGAACGCGCGCGACACATGACCGTAATCGGACAGCCACCGCACGGCAGTCTCAATATTGCTTTCATCCAGCGCGTCATCGAAGTACAGCAGCCGCGAAACCTGATACGTGTAATCGTTGAACACCGTGTCGGCCACGCGGATACCCCGCACCCATTCCAGAATGTCCGGCAGCACGCTATCGAACGACGGCAGACCAGCGTAGCCGACACCGTCCCATGCGTCCCGCAGTTCCTCGTACAAGTCGGCATCCTCAGCCGTATCCTTGCGAATCTCATGCACATACATTTCATTTTCCTCACTTTCAGATTGATTGATTTTCAGTAGCAGAGAGTCAGAGACAGCTGCGAATACCACAGCTCAAAGTCGAGAGCCTTAAGCGCCTTGTACGCGGCCACATAGTCGCCCGCATCCATGCATTCGACAAACTGCTGCGCATAGGCGCACGTCTCAACGTCATCGGAAGACATGCATTCCAGCAAGTCGTCAAGGCTGGGCCATGCGCCCTCAGAATCCGCGATAGTGCATGCCTCATGGTTATACAAGTGCCACACCATACCGTCGAGATTCCAGCAATTCGACCCTTTGCCGTTCAGTATGTCGCCGAACGTCTCAGGCCAATCCATAAACTCGTAATCGACGATGACAGACAGCGACAGATTATTATCGTCGTACAGTTCAGCCAGTCGTCCCCAGTCGGCTTCGGCGGAACCGTGGTTGTACACGTCCCATATGCCCTTAATCTCATCGGCCATATCCTTGTACCCGGACGGCGGCACCGGACTATCATTCCCACGCATGTACGCAAGGAACTCAGGCGACGGCGCTGTGATAACGTCAAGACTGCAACCGTCCAGACCGTCCGGGAACTCAGCACCATTGTATGAATACAATTCCAATGCGCCGCCGTCCGGTTCAGACTCATGCAAGCCATGGAAGCCGGCCATGACGTCGTAAAAAGCATCCACGGAATTAAATCCAGACATGATTACCCACTTTCATAGAGACTGTTGATTAGCCCGCCATATGACGGCACAGTGCGCGGGTGAGGAATCGCACCCCACAGAAACCACTAAGCCGCGCCATAGCCCACAAAGGGCTACAAGTCAGAACGGCAACCGCCCATCGTTGACAGCATCACGAACGGCGTGGATGACAGCTCTACCCGCCGCATAAAAATGGTCGGCTAGTATGGAATCCTCGCCCAGTCCATCAAGCGCCCCAGCGTCATGCATTCTGCTGAACAGGTCAACCGCCATCAGATCAACGGCCTTATGCGGCCACCTGTCGTAAAAATCACTGGTCTTGACAAAGGCCACATAATCCACCCATGAGTCATGCCATGTTCTGTCATTGCACAGCAATAGCAATACCTCATTGGCAACGTGGCTAGTCCCGCTCTCGATATCCTTGATATCCATTTCAGTCCTCGCTTTCAGAATCATCCAGCTCGATATCGCGCATACGCGCGATAAACTCGAAGTTCTCCCGCTGTTCGTCGCCGCTCAGGGCTTTGACCAATTCATTTAGAAAATCCTCGGCCCCCAGGGCTTCCAGCAACACGTCAAACATTTCATCAGTGGTCATTTCAATACTCCCTTTTTATTAGTTGGTTACATTAATTTTGATAGTGGTCGGCAATTTTCCTTTTAAGGTCGGCCAATGTGCGCGCCTTGATTTGCACGCCACGTTTTCCGTCGTGCCATTCTTCCTCGAAAACGTAGTCCCCGCCCCAATCGGGCTTAAACTTCACCACGTCGCCCACACGTTTGCCGTCAGCTGTCGCATACCGGAAATACCCGTCGTCAACGGTACTGCTGTATGCACACGGCAATGTGGTCAGGCTCCGAACTTTTACGATTTTGACAGTCATTTTTAACCTCCGCTTGTTTGTTGGTTACATTTATAAAGGTGGACGCGTCACACGAGATTGACAAAATCACGCGTGACAGAATCCCAGCCTTGATCAGTCCATTCGAACGTGTCCACCTGCCCCATAAGGCATGGCGTCAACCAGTCCGATACCGTGTCACATAAAGGCGTGCACTCAACCTTGTAGTGATACCCGGTATTCGTCTCGCAATACACGGCCGCATGGCGCTTGAATGCATGGACGCGTGTCACGCGCACGTCTGGCATAAAGCCCGAACGGTAGTCAACGCTCCGTGACCTGAGCGCGGCAACCCTAAACGCCGCGACGATCATATGCCGCGTTGTTGCATCATCCACCCCGCGAACCTTAATGATGGGCATTGACGCCACATAAAGGCATGACGCGTATGCTGGTAGGCTCTCATGTGCCGTAGTGAGACAGTCGCGAACGATTTTTACAGCCATTTCTTCGTTGGTATCCATAATAAACCCCCTTAAGGTCTAGTGTTGATTGGTTAATTGCGTGCCACTAGAGGGTATCGCACCCCCTCATGGTCTAAACAGTGGCAAGAGGGGCGCAACCCTTGCGGATTACGCCCATGAAGATTTTTTTGGCTAACACCACCCGCAAAGTGGCGCAGAGGCGCATACGCACCCCCTATAGACTTTTAGTGTCCGCATAGTCCCCGAACTACGTTCGTGACCAACCGCCATAAAGCAATTGACGGGCGCTACAGTATGTCTACACTCGCAACCCGTTATGCCGTGGTTTACAGCCTATGCCGCCAACCATGCTCACGCATGGAAAACATAGGCATTGCCACCTATCTATCGGCCTATCCTCATTGGCGGTAGTCTCTCACACTACGCCAAACGTCGGCGGTACCCCCTTACGAGTTCTCGCGCTCAACATTGTTAATCGAGTTCACATGCACTGCCTAGGCAAAATTAGCACTGCTAACCAATCCCACATAGTGGGCATTATGCACACACCCCGAAAAACGCCGCCACCTAACCCCCTCCCAAAAAAAGGGGGTGAAGCTCAAACTACCGGCCTTCGGTAACACTATTCATTTTTCAAGCACTCGCAACGCTCACAGACTGGACACTGCGCCTCAGCACAGTGACCAACGTTCCACTCATGGCAGTTTTCCGGCGCATACACTCGATACGCCCCCCTAACCATCTCAGGCTAGGCTATGCGGTGCCTAGGCACCTAACCGCCACGGCTTCATCTGCCGGTTGCTCCCAACCGGTTGCGAGTGGTGTGGTCTAGAGTGTCACACCAATCTTGCTAGGCTGACTGCCTAACCGGTTGATAGCCCTCACTATACACGTCCCAATATTGGTACGCAAGTTAAAACAACACAGACCACGGCAAAACGTTGAAATAACGCCACTCTACCGGCGTGTCGCAACACAGCAAGGGGGAGCGAAAACAGAAAAAGAGACGTAACTACCACAAGAAAAAATAAAGTCAAGCAAGATACCAAAATACGGACAAAAAGATATTGAACGAGATAGATATAAATAATAAGGTATACGACACAATGACGCGCATACGTACAACTGTACGAACGAACATTTGTACCATCGAACGAACGTTCTAACCGGGGCTGGGGGAGGGCCCCCCGGGCACGCCCGTCAGGGCCGTCGGGTCAATGGTAGAAATAGTGCGCGCCGTCTGAAAAAGTCCGCGCATGAAACGTGACATGACAACGACGATGTTGGGTTCACATTGAAATCGTCTTCAGCATACCACGCGACACGCCGTATTCTACGCCGTTTCCATTGCAACGTTGATGCAACGTTGGGGGTGAGTATGCTGTCGCATGTCGGAATGAATTTTGGAGGACGCGTGGCGTCATTGTGGGTGTCATTCCGGCAAGCGGTTCGGTGGTGCTCCTTGTCTCTTGGTTAAGGATTCCGACCGTTGGGACGTTTGTGTTCATAAGGAGCACCGCTAGGGGCAGTTGGCTGAGTCTGGTTTAAGGTAGTCGTCTCGAAAGCGACCGACTCTAACGGGTCCGGGAGTTCGAATCTCTCACTGTCCGCAGATGGCATCTTCCTAGGTAAGGTGCGATTCGGTTTCAAGTCCAATGCGAGAGGCTTGTTGGTACCGCCGTTTGATCTCGCACATGGTTCCTATCGCTCTTGTGGGAGTGTTAGTCGCGCATGGGTTTCTGGCTCTCTTGCCTATGCGTGGTGAGTTGCCGGTTCGAATCCGGCTGGGGACCCTTTGAGGGTGGATGAATCCCGGAATATAGTGTGTTGCGTTTGGATTGTCCGTGAGATTTTGTTCATCCTCGTTTCTTGTGCCGGTCCCATCCGGTGTCGCCTATATGGCTGCGCCATTTGTTTTTTGGGGCTGACTTGCAATCCTGTTGGCACAGCCTTTTGGTTGTCGGGTTCGATTCCCGAGGTTTGCTCTAGGTTTCATGGGGGTAGCTGTCCGTGAAACCGATGGCATTGCTCGAACAGACATACATGGAACTTGTGGATGTCAAGAGGCTCCCTGCCTTAGTCAGGCGGTTGACGACCGAAGGGGAGGCACGGCCAAACGGGGCGCTTAAACGACCACGTTCCTTGCCGTTGGTGGTAAAAGCCAGTCCACCATGCCGCTGTCATGCCAACTTGGACAATAACTAAGTTGGGTTTGGAATGTTGGCAGAGTGGTTTAATGCAACTGTCCCGAAAGCAGTCGCACTGTGAAGTGCCGGAGGTTCGAATCCTTCACATTCCGCGTTGGGGAAGTAGTACTACCCCCGAGGGCAAGTGCCTACCGCTGGTGTTGGCTTGTCTGGAGATGAAAGCGGCGGACGCTTCCGTTAACGGCGACTTGGTGGGGGTGGTCATGCTTCATGGGTGTGATCGTCCTCGCATATGGCATTGGTGCAACTGGATAGCATGATGGTCTCCAAAACCGTTGATGTTGGTTCGAGTCCAACATGCTGTGCTCAGCCTATCCACAGGTTGTGGGAAAGGTCTTCGGAGTCGTCTTGCGGCGGCTCTAGTTTTAGCTGATCCGCCTAGTCTGCGGGAACAGTCTCCTGAGTTGCTGCGGCGGCTCTTGCTTTTGGATGCTTGGCAGAGTGGCTTATTGCACCACCTTGCTAAGGTGGCGACCGGGAACGGTCCGGGGGTTCGACTCCCTCAGCATCCGCGCGCCGTGGCTGGCGGTAAAAAGCCATTTTTTGCCATTGGATTTCCTTATGGCGGTTTGGGTTAGATGACAGACGACCCCCATGTTTTTGGTGAGTGTGGCGTGGGGATTGCCTGTTCTTTTGCTTTGGTGGCGGAATGGTAGACGCGGCGCACTCAAAATGCGTTGTCCTGTGACGTGAGGGTTCGATTCCCTCCTGAAGCACTGAGGAGTGGTGATGACCAACGATTGGAATAAGTCGCATCGCAAGGAACGGTTCAATCCTGGTTGGGAGCGGACGCGTCGTGAGGTGTTGGATTATTACGGGTGGCGTTGCCAGTATCCGGTGATCGGTGATGATGGCGTGTTGCGTCCGTGTGGCGCTCATGCGAATGAGGTCGATCATATCGTTCGTGCCGAGGATGGTCGGCCTGATGATGATTCTTGGGATAATCTTCAGGTTCTTTGCCGTGCGCATCATGCTTATAAGACTGGTTTGGAGTCGGCTGACGCGCGGCGAAGGAAGAGGGTTGAGCGTGAGGAGGCTCGTTGGTACAGGCATCCCGCGTTCGGTTAGCTGAGGGTGAGTGCAGTGTGAATGGGTGTGATGGGCCTGTTCATGCTCATGGGATGTGTAGGTCTCATTATGATCGTTGGCGGCGTAGTGGCAGTGGTGCCCGTAAGCGTCGTATGAGTCGTGCGTGTCTGGCGTGTGGCTCTTTTTTTGAGACTGAGCGTCGGGACAAGGCTTTTTGTTCGGCTCGTTGTCGTAAGCGTTTCCAGCGTTTGAAGGCTGATGGTGCGGCTCCCAATCGTACTCCGCAGCCGTTGAAGTCGGTGTTGTGGGAGCCTCGGTCGAATGCCCGTGTCGGGCGGCGGGGGAGTGTTCCTACTGGTTTTTGGACTGCCGAGGACGAGTGGAACGCGTGTTCTCATACGTGTCCGGTTTGTGGGTTGCCGCTTGACCGGTCGGTTGATGTTTTGAGTGATGATTTTCCGGTTGGCGCTTGGCGTGTGCCGTTGGAGCAGGGTGGTGAAAACTCGTTGGCTAATCGGATTGTCGTTCATCGCAGGTGCGCGTAGTGCCGTAACGGGCTTCGCGCTTGTCGTCCCGTAATGGGGCTTTGCGGGGAGTGATGTTATGGGCAGGAAGACGAGTGATTCCGGTAATCAGGTTTTGGAGATTCCTGATGGGAAGTTGGGGCCTGATTTGCCTCCGGCTAACCAGATTTTCCCCAAGGGTGGGGAGTGGTTGCCGTTGGTTGCTCATTGGTATGAGGAGTATCGGCGTAGTCCGAATGCTTCGATGTTGCGTTCGGCTCCTTCCTGGATGGCTGTCCAGTTGGGTTTCGCGACGATCAATGAGATGCTTTCGACTCGTCGTTATGCGACGTTGATGCCGGTCGTGCGTCAGTTGTTTGACGAGTTGGGTTGGACTCCGGCTTCGATGCGTGCGTTGAAGTTCGATGTGCCGGAGGCCGACGACCATGCCGCTTCGGATGGTTCGAATCATGCTGTGATTCAGGATATCGATGCTTGGCGTCGCAAGATCGAGGCGGCTGGCTGACATGCATTTGATGATTCCTAACCTGACTTATGAGGATAGGCGTAGGAGTCTTGGACGTTTGGCGTTGTGGTGGGTTGAGACGTTCAGTCTCATAGGTCGCGGTGGTGCGACCGGTAAGCCTGTCACTCATAGTCCTGAGTATATCCAGTTCTATTTGAACGCTTATGCGTTGAAGCCGGATGGTCGGCGCAGGTTCAATCGTGTGAGCTTGTGGCGTCCGAAGGGTTGCAACAAGAGTGGCTTGGGTAATGATCTGGCCTTGTTCGAGGCTTTTGGCCCGTGTCGTTTCGACCATTGGGCTAAGCCGGGTGAGACGTATACGTTTCTTGGTCAGACTTACTATTATCTGCCGGGTGAGCCTGTTGGCCGTCCTGTCCAGCGTCCTGAGATTCTGTGTTTGGCTACGTCCGAGGACCAGTCGGGCAATATCTTCGATTCGATTTACTATAACTGCACTTCCGGCCCGTTGGCCCAGTTGCAGGGTTTCGGCATGGAGGTCACGAAGACCCGTATCGGCTTGCCGGAGGGTGGAGAGATTATTCCCACGACTTCCGGTGATGCGTCGAAGGATGGTGGTCTTGAGACTTTCGCGTTGATGGATGAGGTGCATCTGTATACGCTGCCGAAGCATCATTCGATGTATAAGACGGTTCAGCGTAATCTTCCGAAGCGTTCGTTGGATGCCGACCCTTGGGTGTTGGAGATGACGACGTATTTCCGTCCGGGTCAGAACAGTGTGGCGGAGAACACGTTGAAGATCGCGGAGGATATTCAGGCTGGCCGTTCCAAGCATTATAAGGGCTTGTATTTCGACTATCGGTATTCGACGCTTCCTATCGAGGATTTTCCTGATGAGAAGAAGCTTGAGCACGCGTTGTATGAGTCGTATGGTTCTGCCGCCCATTCGGATGATGGTAAGGATTACATCATTCTTCCTGATGGGCGTATCGAGGCCGTTGATGCCGATGGCTATTCGGTTGAGGGGTTCTCGCTTCGTGATGATGGCGTCGAGCCGGGGCCGTCGAAGGATGGTTGGGTTGACATCCATGGTCTGATGGGGCAGATTTACCAGCCTGATTCTGACCCGAATGATTCGATTCGTTATTATTTGAACTCTCGTGCGTCGAGTGAGGATTCGTGGCTTACGGAGCCTGCGATCCAGTCGCATTTGGCTTACAGGGATTTGTATGGCCGTGCTGTTGGCTCGTCGTCTCGTTTGGATGGGGTCTGGAAGGATTTCATTGACGAGGATGAGGAGATCACGCTTGGGTTCGATGGTTCGATTCGTAATGATTCGACCGCGTTGGTTGGTTGTCGCGTGTCGGATGGTTTGCTGTTTCTTATCAAGTTGCAGCAGCGGCCTGATAATGCGGACCCTGATTGGCGTGTTGACCGTGATGGTTTCGATGCCGCCGTGCGTCGTATGTTCGAGAATTACAATGTCATCGGCTGTTTCGCTGATGCGCATTTCTTCGAGTCGATGATTGGCGGCTGGGAGGCTGAGTATGGGCGTGGCATGAAGGTGTATGCCCGTGGTCAGTCTTCGATGATGAAGTTTTGGACGAATAACTGGTCGCAGGATATGTATCGTGCGTTGCAGTGCGCGCATTCGTCGTTTGAGTATGCTCCCGAGCCTGTTGAGGATGGGGAGCCTGACCCGAATAATATTCTTTTGTGTGCCGACCCGCGTCTTGTGTCGCATTTCCGTAACGCGAAGCGGCGTGAGAAGAGTTGGGGCTATCAGATTCATAAGGAGACGCCTAAGAGTCCGCACAAAATCGATGCGTGCATGGCTGGCGTTTTGGCTTATGCGGCGCGTGAGAAGTATTTGGGCCAGTTCGAGGAGGATGGTCCGCAGCGGGTGATGCCGCAGCGGGTCTGGTGATTTTTGGAGTGTTCGTATGGCTTCCACATCTTCTAATATGCAGAGTCTTGTTACAGGTGATGACGAGCCTGATGGTGATGGTATGGCGTTGACGCGTCTTGCGACGCGTTTGCAGAATCGTATTCCTGACCTGTGTGTGTTGAAGACGTTTTATGACGGTCGTGAGACGGTTCCGTTGCAGTCCGTGCCGAAGGCGGCGACCACTACGGCCAGTGCCGTGTATAGGCGTTTTGTGGATATCTGTCCGTTGAATCTGGCGCATACGATTGCGGATGCGGTTATCACGTCGCAGCATCCTACCGGTTTTCGTCTTGTCGCCGATAAGACGATGCGGAGCACGGATGCGGATGACATGTGGGATAAGTGCGGCATGGATGTCCGCGCGTTGAACATGTTCATGGACGCGTCGATTTACGGTGCCGCGTATGCGATGGTTCTCGGCAGGGAGAATCCTTCGTATATCCAACGGTTGAGTCCGTGGAGCACGGTTGTGTCCGATGACAAGGATTCGGCTGTGGTGTATGGGTGGTCCGAGGAAGAGCAGATCGAACGGTTGACGTTGTATCGCATCGTCCGTAATGATGACGGTGAGATTCAGAGCGTCTATTCGCGTACCGCAAAGCATGAGGTCAAGTCGCGCACACTGCCTTCCGATTCGGTCGATGACGAGGATACCGTGTATGACCTTGCCAATGATGATTCGAAGAAGCGCCCGGAGTTCGAGGCGCAGTTCGAGTGGGAGGGCCAGTCTTCCGGGGATGATTGGAGTTTCGCTGAGAAGTGCGGGTGTCTTCCTATCGTCCAGTTGACCACTCCTAACGGCAAGGGCCAGTTCGAGGCGTCGTTGAAGACGTTGAGGTCCATCGACCAGCAGCGTTTTCAACGGTTCTGCATTCAGGAGATGCAGGCGTTCAAGCAGCGTTGGGTGTCCGGCGACATGCCTGAGTATTACCAGAAGAACGACCCTGCGGTCAAGGCCGGTAAGGCTCAGGCCGGTGACAAGATCGACTATTCGGAACTGTTCGAGATGGGTCCCGCCGCGTTGTGGCTGCTTCCCGCCGATGCGAAGATTGGCGAATCGTCCATTACGGATATCACGCCGATTGTGAATGCGGCCGCTTCCGATGTGAAGCTTCTGGCAGGTGCCACTGGCACTCCGTTGTCGATTCTTTCGCCTGATGTGGCTGGTTCCGCCGAGGGTGCGAAGCTGACGACCCGTATGCTGCGGTTGAAGGTCCGTGACATGAACATGAGGGCCAATGACGCTTTCGTGCTCCTATTGAAGATGGCGTTGACCGCTTCCGGCAGTAACGCGTCGGAGGAGCGTTTCGAGACGACTTGGGAGCCGTTGGAGCTTCCGTCCGAGTTGGAGCAGTGTCAGGCTGCGGCCCAGGTGAAGGGTGTTCTTCCTTTGAAGACCATCGCCCGTCGCTATCTGCATATGACCGAGACGGAGATCGCGGAGATGATTCAGGATGCCCAGGATACGAGTTTCCTGAATGCCATGGCGCAGCAGAACGCGGCTTTGGATTCGTCGGCGAAGCAGACTGATGCGACGATGAACGACTCGTATCTGGGTGACGGGTCCGGTTTGGATTCGTTCTCCACCGGCTCCGGTTTGGATTCGATGTCGTCCGATGGGTTGCCGTCGGATGATTCGTCCGACGTTATGGGGGTCTGATGGCCGATAGCGCGTTGGCTGCCGTTCAGGCGTTGGATGACCAGCGGTTGAAGCTGGTTGACGAGTTCGTCCGCAGGGCTTGGAACATGTGGCGTAGCCTGACTCCTTCCGACTGGTGGAATGATGCGGTGGCCGAGGGCGCTGCGGCTTATGTGACGCAGCAGCATATCGCGTTCGTGAAGGCCATGCGCCAGCAGGGCATCTCATATGCGGATACGATGCTGCGTCTGGCCGGTGTGAACGGTTTGGGGGATATCCCACAATATGAGGTCGTTCGCGCCAACACGGACCCGTGGCAGGTCGCCATGAGGGTCGCCGACGAGTATCGCACTCAGGCCGTGAAGAATCCTGAGATTCGACCGGCGACGTGGGATGAGATTCTGAAGGACGCCGACCAGTCCGCAGCCGACCATGTTAAGGCTTGGCTGATGTCCGCGAAAATCCAGTTGGAGAACAATGCGGTCACTGACGGATATGTGACGCAGAATCGTGCCATCCAGTCGCGTTACAGGAGTTCCGGTGTCGAACGTTACAGGCGTGTCATCCATCCTGAATTGTCGAAGACGGGTTCCTGTGGCCTGTGCGTCGTAGCCGCCACGAACACGTTCACGAGGGCTGATTTGATGCCCATGCACAATCGTTGCAAGTGTACGGTGGCTCCAATCGTCGGTTCGAACGACCCCGGGTTGAAATTGAACTCGGATGATCTGATGACGATTTACAAGGCCGCTGGCAAAACGGCTGGCCGTGATTATTCCACGAACGCGACGGATTTGACGAAGCTTCGTGTGAAGGTCGTCAATAATAGCGAGCTTGGGCCTGTGCTTCTTCGCAAGGATGCTCCGGTGAACTCGAATGCGCCGGAATGGCGTTTGCCCGACATGAAGATGACCCGCGCCCAGATGGAGCGTATGTGCGCTCGTGCGACCGAGTTCAATTCCCGGTACAAGGAGTTGTTGGACGGGGATAAGGATTCGGTTCGATTCCGTTTCGATGGTCGTTCGTATGAGTTCAAAAAGACAGTCCACACTAGGCAGGCTTGGCAGTATGTGCGGAGCCTGTTGGCTTATTCTCGCGGTTTTTTGGGACTGGCCGCTTAAGTATTAAGGAGATTGGGTCTTATGGCCTCTCAGGATAATGAAGTCGAATCCGAAAAGGACAAGACTGTTGGACAGGCCGGAACGGTCGAGGATTCCGTGAAGGATGCTCAGACCACTCCGGTTGACGAACCCGCCGTCGAGCATGACGCTCCGGCTGATGATAAGGGTTCCGATGATTCTTCCAAGCCGTCCGATGATGACGAGCTTGCCAAATGGAAGGCTATGAGCCGTAAGAACGAGGACCGTGCTTCGGCCAACTATAAGGCTTTCCAGTCCGCTGATGCGGAGCTTAAGGCCGCGAAGACGCAGATTGCGCGTCTTGAGGCCAAGGCTAAGTATCCGCAGATCACGGACGCTGTTCTTTCCGACCTCTGCCCCGCAACGGAGCCGGAGGCCATCGCGTCGTGGGCTGAGAAGTATGCGGCGTACAACCCGATTGACACTTCCAAGGTGGAGAGGAAACCGCAGCAGACTGAGGATGCTTTGGCACGCAAGGTAGCCATGCAGGCCGAGTTCCCGTCCGGCACCTCGCATCCGAAACGTCAGCCGGGCGACGCTTACAAGCGTGTGATGGAACGTCAGAAGGCACGTAAGCGCAGCAAGTAGTTTCCTACTGATTCTTTGAAAGGATTGAGCGTATGACTCAAGAGATGGTTCATTCCTCCGGGATCGTCACCGTTGAGGAGGACAATTCCTGGCGTTATGGCGAGAAGAACACCAATGATTCGGTGTCCGTCACCATCGTGCCGGAATTGTTCAAGACCGCAGACAACAAGTATCTGACCGGTGTGGGTCCGAAGGCCACGACCGTTTACATTCGTTCCGGTATTCCGCTGGCGAAGATCACTTCCGGTGCGAACGTCGGCTCGTATGGTCCGTATGACAAGCAGGCCACCGATGGCCGTCAGACCAAGATCGCCGGTCTGCTTGAATCCATGGTGTCCGTGAACATCAACCTGTCCGGCTGGGATTTGGACGACCCGACCGTGGGCATGACCTATCGTGGCGACATCGTGGCCTCGAATCTTCCGGTGAAGCCGGAGGCTGGTGCCGTGTGGGGCGGCGAGTTCTATGACGTTGAGGATGACGTTGTGAAGCCGTTGTCCGCTTCGGTCGGCGCGGCTGGCACTCCGGGTCCGGCTGGCAAGGATGGTGCGACCATCACCAAGATCGAATTGACTCAGGACCCGTCGTCCAAGGCCATCACCGCTGGCAAGGCCACTTTGTCCAACGGACGGACCGTGAACATCACGATTTCCTGATTGACGGTCACTTAACCTCTAAAAATTTTGTGAAACCCACCCATCGCGGTGGGTTTTTGCGTATCTAAGGAGTTTTTCTTGGCTATTGACAAGACCATCATCCCGCCGTCCGAGGCGACCGAGGTCGCTCAGGCGGGACATGATTACGTGAACGGCATCCTGCCGTTGTCGAATATTTTCCCGGTCACTTCCAATGGTGGTGATTGGACCGCTTCGTGGACTCCGGTCATTCCGAAGTCCAAGACCCGTGCGATGAAGCATCGTGCGTTGGACGCCGAGATCGGGCACACCAAGTCCGAGACCTCGACCGCCGAGATTCATGCCGGCCTGTTGCCGTTGTCCGGTATGGACCATATTTCCGAGCGTGATATCTCCAAGCATCAGGACGATACCGCATATATCCACGATCAGGCCGAGGCGAAGTTCGAGGCTTTGGGCCAGCAGGCCGGTGTGACCGAGGAGTTGGAGCGTTTGCAGTGCTTGGTGACCGGCAAGGTGGTCATCAAGGAGAACGGCGTCGATGTGACGTATTCGTTCAAGCGTCCGGGCAACCAGCAGGATGTGAAGCCGACCACCACTTGGGACAACGACAAGTCGAACCCGTGCGACGACATCGAGGCTTGGGTGAAGATCATGCGCAAGGCTTATGGTCGCAAGCCGCACGCGGTCGCCACCACCGGTGTGGTCATCGATGCCATGCGCACCAACGAGTTCTTCCGTACTCAGGTGTCCGGCATGGATTTGGAGCATTCCAAGACCAAGCTGTCCCGTCAGGAGGTGTTGGATGTGCTTCGTGCGCAGTCCGGCATCACCGATGTGCTTCTGGTCGATGAGGCTTACGAGGATTTGACTCTCGACAACACCTTCGATATGGATGCCGATGTCTCCACCGCGTTCCCGGATAAGACGTTCGTTCTGCTTCCGTCGTTCAACGATTCGTCGTTGGGTGCCACCCTGTCCGGTCCTACCGCAGAGGCCCAGAACTCCGAGTATGAGATCAACAAGAGCGTGAACGATGGTCTCATCGGCGCTATGTTGTCGCATCAGGCTCCGCTGAATTATGACATCTGGGTCAACGGCAATTATCTTCCGATTCTGAAGGAGGCCGTCTCGACCTTCAAGGCGGACGTGCTGGGCAAGTAGCCTTCTTGAAGCTTAGGGGGTTCCGCTGATGTCGAATGGTGTTACCGATGCCGTTGACTGGGTGGAATGCTTGGAGCTTCATTGCCTTCCTGACGCGGATGTGTTGAAACGGTATCCGAACGCGTGGCTCACGTACATGTGCCATCGTGCGGAGACCGTCGCGTCCACTTCGAGCACGAATTGTGTTCCACGGTTGAAGTCCGGCGACCTTGATCTTGAGGATTACGAGTTCGTCATCTGTTCGATGGTGTGGCGTGTCATCCGCTATTCGGATATCAAGACCGAATCGAACGGCACGTACCAGTTCACGCGTTTCGACCCGCAGGATAATCCGCCAGGCAAGGATGCGTCTCCGAATCTGTATCTGTCGAAAAGGGAGAAGCAGATTCTGGATGGCTATGCGTCCGGGCGTGGTCCTATCGGCACTGTTGGCGTCGGTGTGAACCGTATTTATGGAATGTGATGCCTATGTCTCGTGAAACGTGGGATTTGGGTCATCCATACGATAAGTCGGGTTCCGACGTGGTTGCTGAGCATCCTTACGAGGATGTGACGGTGCCTTGGGTGAAGCCTGATTCGATTCTGTATCGGGACAAGGTGATCGTCGTGCCGTATACGGTCCGTCGCGGGCCGCATGGGACGACGTATGTTCCCGGGAAGGCTTACTGGTGCTGGTGTTCCATCGAGGGACGCGAGCAGCAGGCTGGCATGTTTTCGATTTCCGGTGCCGAGGATAAGTCGCCGCAGACTTGGGGTGGTTTGCGTGAGGTCACGCCGTCTCAGGTCGTTGCCGTGGAATGGCATGGCGATATCCATACGGAGGTCTGGTATCAGGGCGACTGCTATGACGTTGACGGCGCTCCGACGTTCCGTCAGCATGGCGAGGTTCCCCACTATGAGATGCATATCCGGCGTAACGCCGACTATTCGCAGATTCCGGTGGGGTTGCGTCCGAAGCCTCCCGAACCGGACCCTGACGACCATGTGTGGGGTGAGGCCGATGGCAAGAGTTTTCATTGACCGTGACCTGAGCACGAAGGTGGCTGAATGGTTCGGTCCGCAGGCCACGTCGGAGAAGGCCGACGAGGTGCTTGCGGATGCGAGGATGCTCGCCGCCGCGCGTGCGGTTGGCCGCGACCCGGGTATTCCGGTCGCCAAGGATTTGAGTCTTGAGAAACACTACCACGGCATCGACACGGATGTGTGTCTTGATGTCGAGGGTCGTGACGGGTCGAACGTGGCCGTCGAACACGAGTGGGGCGCTTGGAACGAGCAGCGTCACCGTTGGGTCGAGGGACATCATGTGATGCGTGACACTGCCCGTATGAACGGTGGTGTCTGATGCCGCTGATTCAACCCGACTACGAGCGTTACCCGCAGGAACGTCCGATGGTCGATTTCGATTCGCTCGTGTACACGCTTCTCACGGCTGGGTTCACCGGCAACCCGGACTGGCCCGACGTGCATGTGCTCAACGAGATCGATGTCGATGTGGACACTTGGGCGTCGTTCTCGAACATCGTGCTGTTCCATACGAACGCGCCGACCATGGCGACCGGCAATCATTCGACCGGCGTGTGGGATTGCGACATCGACATCATCGTCGCCACGAACGATGCGGACCGTTCCTTCCGCTTGGCGCAGGAAGTGTACCAGCAGATCATGCAATGGCCGCGTTACGGGCGTACCGATTCGGGTCGTGTCATTCGGATTGTGGGCAATCCCGGTTTCGGCAAAAGCGCCGGTGGCAAGCAGGCCACGGGCAAGAAGGTGAAGCAGTATTCCGCTTCCTCATTCACCGTCCGCGCGGAGGATTCGCTTCGCGCCGGATGATTTTCCGTTTTTTCGTTTTCAAGCCTCGCCTCGTGCGGGGCTTTTTTATAAGGAGATATGAGATGGCGTTTAATGACGACGCTACTTTGATTGCCACTTACGGCACTTTGTTCTACGCTCCGGTCGGAACCGCTCTTCCGGCTTCCGGCGCTAAGGCGTTCCGGTTGAACTCGGACACCATTCCAGCGGGCAGTGGTGGTGGCACTTGGAAGAATCTGGGGCATACTTCCGCCGACAACAAGATTTCGTTCTCGTTCGACGGCGGCGACGCGACCACGCATAATTCGTGGGCACGTAAGAACCTGCGCACCACTTACGCCGATTCGACCTGCACCATCACCGCGAAGTCGTTGCAGTTGGATGGCGACACTCTGAAGCTGATCTACAACGGCACCGACGAGGATGACGGCGTTGGTGTGGACATCACCAAGAAGCCACAGACGTTCAGCCTGTTCCTGTTGGCTCAGGAGTCCGCCGACGATGATTCGGATATCCGTTTCGGCGCTTTGTTCCGCAAGGTTTCCGTGACCTTCGATGGCGGTCCTGATTTCTCGGGCGATGATTTCGTGGAGCAGGGCATGACCGGCGAGGTCGAGTCCGTCGCCGGCAAGAAGCCGATTGTGTTCTTCGAGGCTTCGAAGATGAAGCAGTCCTGATTCGGACTGTTCCAGTCTTCGTATTGACGCCGGACCCCTGTTTCTCCTATCCGGGGGTTCCGGTCTTTTCCCGTTCTTCATTGACGGAAGATAGGAGATTTTCAACGCTTTCAGATAGGAGAAAACATGGTTGACAAGACCGTTGAAGAGAATGCCGCCACCGAGTCCGATGATTTCCGTATCCCGGAGACTTGGACGGAACTGTGCGAGAACGAGCCGCTGTTCTCGCTTCTGCCGCCTCTGGCCCCTGCGGAACGCCTCTCGTTCAAGCAGGCCGCACAACTGCGCAAACTGGACAGCATGGCCGGTTTCACGCTCAACGCCGACATCAACGGCCCCGAAGCCAAGTCCTTGGACGACATCGAGGCGAAGATCGACGAACGTATGGAGTTCGTCGGCACGGCTTTGGATTGGGTCAAGTCGCTGACCGACGAGCCGGACAAGGTTGACGAATGGGCGACGGGCATCGGATTGGATGAACTGTTCTGGCTCATCGAAGCGATTCTCATGTTCTACACGGACCAACTGGGAAAATCGCTCGCTTCGAAGCGCAAGTCCGCGTCCACCCGGTCGAACTGACTTCCGACTTCCAACGTTTCTATGGTCTGGACATAACCGGCGCGAGGCTGAATCCCACCCGCGCCGAACGCCTCACGGCGGGGCTGATGGCGATGCCAGACAGCCTGTACAGGGCGCGGATATTGGAGGATGAGCCTCCAACCGCGTCCGATGAGTCCAAGCCGGACAAGCCGACCGTACTGCCGTGGCTTGGATGGGATTCGAAGACGATGGTCGCCGTTGACGTTCGCAACATGATGAACGCGGTGATTACCGCCAAATACGGGGGCAAGAATGCCAAACCGCATCCATTGCTCCCTCCCGGCGCTGACAAAGAGCCGCCTCGCCGGGAGAACGAAGGTACTGCCGAGAACTTCGAACACATGTTCGCGAAGTTCCACATGACCTGATTTTGAACAAACCCCCACATTCCCGTGGGGGTTTTCTATTTCCTTTTTTCTTTCTGGGGGTTGCTTATGGTGGGCGAACATCGCGCCGGTACAGTCGTCGTTCGTGTCACTGCGGATACGAAGGGTTTCCGCCGTCAGGTCGAGGAGGCCGCACGCGGCATAAACGACCTCGACGTGAACGCAGTATTCGAACCGGACACCGCCCAGCTTGAACGCGCCTACCGCGAATGGAACGGCAAGAACGCCTCCATACAATTCAATTTCAAACCCGACACGAAGAACATCGACCCGTGGATGAAACGGTTCGAACAGCAGGAGGAGCGTCTTCGTCGCGGACTCTCGCTCAAATCGGACTTCGATTCGTCCAAATTGAGCCGTGGCCTGTCCGAGTTCAATTCCCGCACCAACACGGCCCTCCGTGGCAACGGGCTGCTGAACTCGAAGCTGATCGAAAAGAACCTCGACCAGACAGTCAAGGCGTTCGACGCCAAAGGCCGAGAGATGGCCGACACGGCGTTCTTCAAGAAGTCCGCCATCAAACCTGAACAGCTTTCGTTCGCTACCGGCCTCGACAAGACCGTGGACGAATACCGCGAGAAGAAGATGGACCTGTACCAGCAGGTCCGTGGACTCATCAAAGGCAACGAACACCTCTCCAACGAGCAGATACGCCAATTCGAGAAACTGTCCAACCGAATCGTCAAAACCCGCAACGACATTCGCGGACTGAAAGGCGACCTCGCCAAGGCCACCCGCGAAGTCGAACGCCTCGACGCGCAACGCCTTGAGATGAAGACGCAGAAGCTCCCGACATCCGACCTGTGGAAGCAGGAACGCGAAGCCGCGAAGCAGGTCACTGCGGTCAACAAGGCGCTCGCTGGTCAGGAGAAGGAGCTTGGCAGGCTCCGTAAGGCGCAGTCGTCGCTTGTGGACATCGCGTCCGATGGTGATGCGAAGCGTGTATCGAAGATGACACGTCAGGTGCGTGCCCTTGAGGAGAGCATCGTCACCGCTGGCAATTCGCTGTCGAACTTCTCCAAGGCCCGTGACACGGCTTTGGGACTGCATCAGAAGCAGGAGACGTATGCCGACTGGTTCAAGGGCCAGCAGGTCGCGTCGTCGCGTTTCGCGAAGGAGATTGAGGCGCAGCAGGCCGAGATGGCCCGCGAGTCGAAGAAGGCTAGGGACGAGTGGTCCAGTCCGGTTGGCTCCACTGGTGTGGCGCGTGAGCAGTTCTCCGAATCGCGTCGCGAGGCCGAGAATCTTATCGACACGTATCGTGGCGTGCGCAAGGAGCTTGAGTCCGACGTGTCCGCCATGAAGCGGAACAACCGGAACTGGTTCGACCTTGACGAGTACAAGCGTACCGTCAAGATGCTTGGCGAGATCGATGACCGTATCGAGAAGCTGAAGAAGAGTCCGGTCACGAAGGCGACCCGTCTTGAGGGTTCCGATTTCCAGAAGCGTCTCGCCGACCTGTATTCGAGGAACGGCGTCCGTAACCGTCAGGATATCCGTCTGCGGTTCGTCGCTGAGAATCTGCGTGAGGTCAAGTCGAAGATCGAGGCGTTCAAACGTCGCGGCGTCGATGTTCCGGTCACGTTGAAGGCCGAACTGCGGGAGATGTACCGGCAGCTGGCCTATTACCAGCGTCTTCTGAAGGATAATCCGAAGGCGCGGGTGAAGGTCGATGTCGAAGGTGATTTCGCCCGTCTGAACCGTGATATCGAACGGTTCGAGTCGCAGCGTGTGAAGGTCGAGTTCTACGAGGATGGCGCGGAAGAGATTCGCCGCACCATGCGGGAGCTTGAGCATAAGAGGCTTGATGTTCCGGTCACGTTGAAGGCGGAGTATTCGCATGTCGAAGCGGAGATGCGCCGGTATGCGGAGGCGTTGAAGGTTAATCCCGATGCGGAGATTCCGGCGAAGCTCCATATCGACAAGAAGCACGCCGAGGAGGAGCTGAAGAGGTTCCAAGAAAAGAACGACACCCTTGATATGGATGTCGATCTTGAGACCGCTTTGGCCCGCGCGCATCTGGCTTATTTCACCCGTCCGCGCACGATTGACATCTTCGCCAAGTTCCATGGCACGGACATGGGCAAGATTCTCAACGGAATGACGTATGGGGCGACTGGCCTCAAGGGTGTCGAGAATCAGTTCCAGAAGCTTGTGAATTTGATGGACACCTTGGATTCCAAGGTTCCGAAGTTCGCGCTTATCGGCGGGGTGTTCACTTCCCTTGGTGCGGGTGCGACGAATCTGGCTGGCAGTGTCGGAGGAGTCGGGAAGAGTCTGATAAGCCTTTCCAAGGCCGCTTACGCCGCTCCTGCCGCATTGACGGGATTGCTTGGCGTGTTCGCGTCGTTCAAGATGATTTACGGCGACAAGGGCAAGACGTGGAGCAGTCAGATTGACTTCGCCAACACGAAGCTGTCCAAGCTGTCCCAGAGCGTGCAGGATGCGTTCTATGGGAAGGCGAAGCCCGCCATCATGGATACGGCGAACGCTATAGGCGATTCGCTGGTGCCGGAGATGAGCACTCTTGCAAAGCATGAGGGCGAGATAGTCGCCGGAATGATGGACGCGGTTCGCGCATCGTACAAGATGAACGAGCTGCCTCAGACGTTCGACTATGTGAATGAATCGCTGGACAATCTCGTTCCAGGCGTTAATTCCCTTATTGCTGCCTTAAGCAAGGTCGGTGCCGCTGGTGGCAAGTATCTGCCTCAGTTCGCCAATTGGGTGAGCCGTAACGCGACCTTGTTCGCGGAATGGGGAGATTCGGTCCTGAAGGATTCGGACCGTGTGGACAAGGCCATGTCTGAAGTCAAGGAGCAGGCTGGCTATCTTGGCTCGTCCATAAAAAGCCTCAAAGATATTTTCGAGGGGACTTTCGGCACTTTCGCATACTACGAGAACGGCATTGAGGGCATGGCGACTACGCTCGCCAACATGGATCGAGCCGTCAATTCGGTGAAGTTCCAGCAGACGATGAAGTATTGGATTGATGGCGCTCAGGTCGCTCAGTCCGAGGTTCGTTCGGCGTTCTCGCAAGTCGGTGATTCGGCGTATTCGCTGCGTAACACCGTCAAGGTCGCTTTCGCTGACGCTGGTGTGGTCGTAGGTTCCACTCTTTCCAATGTGAGCCGTCTTCTTGGCGATTCTCGTACCGGTTTGACGGAGTTTGCCAATGGTTTGGCGAATGGATGGAAGAAGGCGTTTGATGAGATTGGCAACAGCGGTCCGGTGTTCAGTGAGCTTCTGTCGATGGTTGGCAGTCTGTCCAATGCTTTCGGTGGAACGTTCGCTGCGTCGTTGAAGGCCGCGGCTCCTCTTATCGAGTCGATTGCCGAAGCTGCCGGAAGTCTTGCTGATGTGTTCGATAAGTTCCCTGCCCCGATCAAGGGTGCAATGGGCTTGTGGATGACGTTCGGCCGTGCTGGCAAGTCCGCGTGGACGGCGTTGAAGACTGGAGCTTTGGAGAACATCCAGAGCACGATGCAGTATCAGAACACGTTGCGCCAGTTGGGCGTAACTATCGATGGCACGAAGACCAAGGTCGGCCAGCTTGTCGCCGCCATGGCGCAGCTTTCCCGCAATGCTAAAGCCGCTGAGATAAGCGGCGATGCAGCCATGTATGGGAACATAGCCGGATTGTTCTCCGGTTCCGCCAGAGGTGTCGAACAGCTGGGCGAGAAGGCTGAGAAAACTGCTTCTCAAGTTGCGAAAACCGATACCGAAGCGCGTCTTGCCGCCGAAGGTGCCGTGCTGTTCGGTGCGAACGCCAGTCAGGCCAGCAGTGGTTTGAAGGAGGTTTCCGATAAGGCTGAACATACTAACGGAAAGCTTGCTAAGTTAAAAGGCGTCGCCAAGGATACGGGAACCGTCATGTGGGATATGGCCGGTGGATTCACCGGCGTGGCTGGTATGGCTGGTGTCGGCGCTTTGACGGTCGCGTTCGCGGATTATTCGCAGCACGCGCAGAACGTCGAACAGGTATCGCAGGGAGTCGCTGATGCCATCAGCAATATAGCGACGGCTTCTACGAGTGCGGCAAGCAATCTTGGTGTTGTTGGAAGTGCCATTCAGAAGAGCCTCAAGACAAATCCAGATGCCGGACGCACCGCTTGGGATTCTAGTTTTATTGGAAAGGCTTCCACTGGCTCGCTGGTTGGTGATTTCAAGGATGCTTCCGATGCGGTCAACAGGCTCAACAAGGGACTTAAGACCAATAAGGTCAGTATGTCTGACATGTCGAAGGCTGTGGCTGGTTCCGATAGTGAATATCGAAAATTCCTGAAGCAACTTGATGCCGCCAACGCCGAGTTGAATGGTCCTAACGTTGGTGTTTTGGAGTCCATGCGTAACGGTGATTCCGTAAGGGCATATTCCGACCTCGTAAAGCGTACCAAGGAATTACGCAAGCAGACCGAAGACCAAATGCGTGCGACCGCTCAGGAGAACGGTTATGACAAGTCTTATGTGGATACCCTACTGAAGAAGGGCAACACGATGGAGCAAGTCGCCGTTATGACGCAGAGCGCCACGCAATTGGAGGAGAACCACACGAAGGCTGAGAAAATGCTTTCCGAGGCTGTTTCCAGCTCGAAGAGTTCTCTCATCTCGATGAACGCTGCCGGCAGCTCCTATAATTCGACGCTCGCTTCGATGGGTGACGTTTGTAAAAACGTGCAATCGTTGATGTCTCAGGGTCAGAACGCTTGGGATGCTCAGAAGCAGAACTTTGATCTAACCACCGAGGCTGGCCGTGAGGCGTCCAACGCGTTCAGCACGTTGTCCTCCAATGCGCAGAGCTACATCAACGCCATGATCGACCATGGCGACTCGCTGGACGAGGTAACGAAGAAGAACGATGAGATGCGCCAGTCGATTTACGACACGGCCATGCAGATGTTCAACAACAAGGACATCGCAAAGGCGTTGCAGGACCAGTACGCGCTTACTCCTGAAGAGGTCAAGACTGAGTTCAAAGCGCATACGGAACAGGCGAAGATTGACTGTCTTACCTATTTGAACTTGCTGGAAGATGAGTTCAAAGGCAAGGAAGGTAAGAAACAGTACGACATTCTAATCAATGCCGTCACTCATGGTGCCATCACCGATGTCACCGGCGTGCAGACCGCCGTCGATGCTTTGATGGGTGGTAAATCCAATGACAGGGATTTGCAGCTAGTGCTTGATGCCAAGGATGGCGCTTCTGGAAAGATCGAGGATGCGATAGGTGTCGCCAAGGCGTTCGGTATGAGCGACGAGGATGTTCTTCTTGCCGCCACCGACAAAGCGAGTCCGAAGATCAATGAGGTGAAGAAGGCTTTGCAGGACAAGGGATTGTCCGACAAGCAGATTCAGATCATCCTTGATGCTTTGGATAACACCAAAGACGTGCTCGCTGCCGTTCAGGTCAATGTTTCCAAGTGCGATGGTAAGACGATTACCATCGATGGCGACAACAAACAGTTCATGGACGCGCTCGCTCAGGCCACCGGCGTCAAGCCCGACCCTGTGACGGGTACGCTGACATTGAATACCGACCAGTACCAGTTCGCTTTAGCATATGCCGAATCGTTGCAGATTGACCCGAAAACAGGGCAGCTGAAAGGCGATAACAACGATTATTGGAAACATGTATGCGAGGCCAACGGTTGGAAGATTGACCCGAAAACTGGTTATATCACTGGCAATGATGACCAGCTTGTTGGAGTCGTCACAGATGCGAACAATCAGTTGTCCACCATCAAGGACAAGCATGTGACCATCACGGTTGACCAGATGTGGAACGATTACCATAACATGATTTCCGGCAGCAAGGGTAAGAAGGGTCCGGGCAGTGCTACCGGTGGTCGTATTACCGGTCCGGGTACTGGCACGTCTGATTCTATTCCCATGTGGCTGTCGAACGGTGAGCATGTTATCAGGGCTGCGTCCGCGAGCAAGCTTGACCGTACTGTCGGCCCGAATTTCCTGAACGTGTTGAACGCGACCGGTGATCTGGACAGGGCGGTGTCTCAGGCTCGCACGTCGTATGCGCGTTCCGCGCGTGACATGAGCCGTAACGCCTACGCTTCCGGCGGCAGGGTCCAGAAAATGTTGGATTCAGCCACGTCCATCACGGTCAACATTCCTTCCCGGGATGATCGTGAACTGGTATCCGCCGTGAATGACCTCCGCCGTGAGGTTGCGGGCTTCCGTGATGGTATCGGCGGTGAGATCAGTCGTAACAGCAGTCCTTGGCCGAGCAAGCGTGATTTCGTCCGTGATGTATTGGAGGCCAGTCGTGGCAGGTGAGCTTGCGTATGTGAGTGGTCTGACCGGTAAACGGTTCGACGTGTCGGATTATGAGACCGTTGATTTCGAGGGCGCGTTGGAGTTGCGTGGCCGTGAATGGGATTACACGGTGCGTAACGGTGGGTTGACCGGCGTTTCGAGGAAACGTCGGGAGGTTTCCGTTGACGTGCATTATGGTGATGCGGCTGCGTTCGACTCGTTCATGCGGGCTGTTGACGCTGATCTGTCCGTAGGCAAGCCGGGACGGTTGGAGGCTGTGAATGGTGCGGGGGAGGTTTGGACCCAATCGTGTTATGCGGTGAAGTCCGAAGCTTCCTCGCATCCTGGTTCCTCCGACCCGGTGTGCGCGCTTTCGTTCGTCTTGTTGGATGGCGTGTGGCGGCATGATGCCGCTACCGTATCGTATCAGCCTGTGTCCGGGTCTGCCGCGTCTGGCTTGGATTTGCCTACTGACATGGGCTATGATCTGGCTGTTTCGCGTCCGTCATGCATGGTGTCTAATCGCATGCGTGTTCCGATGCCGTTTCGTCTGGTCATATATGGGGCCGTTTCGAACCCGTCGTTGACGATTGGCGGGAACGTGTACCGGTTGAATGGTGATGTTCCCGCTGGCGCTTACGTGAGGGTTGACTCGTTGAAGAAGTCGATCATGCTGCATGGTGCGGATGGTTCTTTGCGGAACGTGTTTTCGTGGGGTGTGCGCGGTTCCGGTTTGAATCGTGGACAGTATGTTTTTCAACCTATTCCGGCTGGTTCGAGCGTGGTTGAGCTGGGTTCTGGTTTCGGTTTTGATCTGACGGTTGTCGAGGAGAATGGGGACCCGACTTGGTTGATTTGATTTGCGCTGACGAGAATGGCGTGCCGTTCCATGCGGTTTCGGATTGCGTGTTTGATTGCGCGTGGGGGTCTGGTGAGAATGATTTCGAACTGACGTTGTATGACGGTACCGTGTTGCCAGACCGTGGTCTTGTCTATGTTGATGGGACCGAGGTTGGCGGCATCGTCGATCATATGAAGGATGAACTGTCGGATGGCGTGAGTGTGGTCACGTATTCCGGTCGGAGTTGGCATGGCATGTTGGCCGGTAAGGTGTTGCAGCCTGATTCGGGGCAGGATTATCTGAAGGTGTCCGGCCCCGTGAATCAGGTGTTGTCGAACCTGTTGGCCCGTATTGGCTTGTCTGACGTGTTCAAGGTTCGCGCGGATTCCACGAAGACGATTCCAACGTTCCAGTTCGACCGGTATTGCACCGCGTATGATGGCATCCGCAGGATGCTGGCAGCGAATGATCTGAAACTCATGTTTCAGGAGGTTGACGGCACGGTATGGATGTATGCCCAGCCGATTGTCGCCCATGATGATACGGTCGATTCCGATCTGGTTGATTTTTCCATCACGAAGGATTACCGGCGTACCAACCATATGATCGGCTTGGGCAAGGGTGATTTGAGGAATCGTCTGGTCGTCCACTATTATGCGGATGCTTCCGGCAAGGTGTCCAATACGCGCACGTTCGGTGGTCGTGACGAAATCGCCGCAGTCTATGATTATTCGTCCGCCGAGAAGGACGAGTTGGACAAGCAGACGAAGAAGCAGTTGCAGGATTTGCAGGGCGCTGGCGCTGTCGATGTGACTGTGCATGACGGCTTGTCGCTTGATGTTGGCGATAGGGTTGCGGGCTGCGATCATGTTACCGGCTTGACGGTTACTGCCGTCGTGTTGAAGAAGATCGTGAAACTGTCTGGCGGCTTGCTGTCCGTATCGTATGAGGTTGGCGACGCTGCTTCCTCGAAGACGGAATACTCGAATTACACGAGTTCGTCTTCCTCTTCGGGTTCGACTAGTGGTGTGAGCCTTACCGCTGGACGTGGCTTGTCGATTTCCGGCAGCACAATCAACGCGGAAGTGGATTCGGATGATTTGAATGCCGTGAAGCAGGTTGCGGAGGCGGCGAACAAGACCGCTTCCGATTTTGCGGCGCAGATTGGCGCGGCGAACAAGACCGCCGAGAATGCGAAGTCGATTGCGTCTGACGCGAAGAGTGTTGCCGATAGTGCCAAATCGGGCATGATGACCGATGGCGAGCGGTCGAAGCTCGCTTCGGTCGAACGGGGCGCGAACGCCTACACGCTGCCGAAGGCGTCCACGGACGTGCTTGGTGGCGTGAGGGTGGACGGTTCCTCGATCGTGAGTGTGGATGGTGTCATTAGCGCGCATGTCGGCGACGGCGCTTCCGGGAGGGTCGTGTTTCCGATCGGATATGTGATCCAGAACACGACTGGTGTTGACCCTTCCGTTGATTTCGGCGGCACGTGGAGGCAGTTGCCTTCGCTTGGCTGTTTTACGTTTGAAAGGATAGGCTAGTGAAATCTGACGGTTACTCGAAGTACGTGTGCGACAAGTGCGGCAAGACCGCTTATGTCGCCGCTGGTGATACTGAGGCTCGTGAATGGTTCACCGTGCGCCGCTATTCGGCTGGCAAGGCGACCCGCATCGCGGATGATGTGACGCCCGACATCTACGAACTTTGTTCCAAATGCAATACGTCTTTCATGACGTTCATGCAGCAGGATGACGAATCGTTTGAAGCATGGTTGAAGGAGGTTGGACAGTGACCATCGAACTGGTTGACGGCAAGGCCGGAGTTGCACACATCTCAAGCGAGGACAAGGCGATCATCCATCAGGCCAAGTTCTCGAAGTCCGACGTGGTGTACGACTGGGGTGATGCGTTCAAATGCTCGATGAGTTCGTCCAACATGGCGACGGTCGGCACCGGCTGCGCGTCGATTCAAGGCTTGGACTGGCATATCACGGCGGCGGAATCGGTGACGATCTCCAACGGGTCGCAGGGCATGAAACGCAATGACATCATCTGCGCGCACTACCATCGAGATTCCAAGACCGGTAATGAGCTGGTGAACTTGGTCGTGTTGAAGGGCACGCCGAACGCGACGACTGCCGCTGATCCGACCATTCCGTCAGGGAAGATATTGTCCGGCGCGGTTGACGCATACATGCCGTTGTGGCGTATCCCGTTGGATGGCATCACGGTGGGAACGCCGGTGCGCCTGTTCACGCCGAGGGGGGGCTTGTGGGATTCCGTAACCCTGTATAACGCGAAGGGTTTTACGGTCATCCGCACCGGCATGATG